AGCGGTCTTCTCAGTCTCATACCACATAGATGTTAAACTATGTGCATGTACCCACTTAGGTCGATCTTTGTACTCTTCTGCAAGAAGAATCTTCTTCTGCATATCTACTCTCTCATCATATTGCGTCATTTGAATTTACACTCCGACATTATTTCAGTTAAACATGCAACGAAATTAATTTCAGAATCCATAGCAAAAGCAGACTTATACTGGTAATCAGCGATAAACAAAACTGCAGCTGGAATGGATTGAGGTTCCAATCGTTGTTCCAATGAATTGAAAAGTTTTCGATAGAGGGTATTGAAATCATTATCTGAATTCTTACCAACCCACTTTCTCATGCCTCCCCAATTCTTATCAGCCAACATATCAATAAGAGGTGTGAGTTTCTCTTCATTAAGAGTCGATAGTAATCCACTATCGATTTCTCCTGAGACTCCATACCTTTGAACCTCATTAATACATCTTCTGAAATCAGGGAAGAACTTGATTACAAGTTCAACTAAAACCTTTTGATCGAATTTGATATTTTCTGTAGTACATATCTCCATGAGTCTTGCAAGAAACACTGAAGCAAGTCTTTGTTTCTCATCAGGGGTCAGGACGAAATCGATCACCGTTGTTCTTGAATGTAATGGTGGTATGATTCTATTCTTGTAATTACAAGTGAATATGAATCTACAGTTACTTGAGAACTCCTCGATGAAGTTTCTCAAAGCTGGTTGAACTGAATCTGCAGAAATATAATCTGCCTCGTCCAGTATCACAACCTTGGGTGCATCCGATAATGATACCGTGGATGCAAAGTTTTTAATCTTCGTTCTAAGAGTGTCTATAAGTCTCCCTTCATCGGAACCATTGATTACGATAAAGTCTGCACCTAACTCATTACAGAGTGCTTTAGCCACCGTTGTTTTACCAACACCAGCAGAACCACATAACATAAGGTTAGGAATCTCACCTTGTTTGACGAAGTCTTGAAATGTTTGTTTTAGGGACGCAGGAAGTATCGTATCCTCAATTGTTTGAGGTCGATACTTTTCTACGAATAGATATTCTTGATTCATGGATGTTAAAACCCCTCCGAATTAACAGTGCTATCCACCCTTGAAGATTGATGAGATTGGATAACTCCCGTATGCATTGCAGAGACTGGCACAATACTTACACTAATATATAGGTTAAGCATTGTAATTACTGTCAGGCTCCAATGCAATAAAATATTCTAAATCGACATCTGTATTCACAAAGTGAGAGATACCTTTAGAAGACACAGCAACTCTATAGTTACCATCGAGAACTTTAAGATTCTCAATCTTGAAGTTCATAGTGAATGTAGAACCATTCCCTTCACCCACGATTCTTGAGAATGTGTTTGAAGTTGGATTCTTCTTATCAGTCACTTCTAGTTTGATAGTATTACCATCTGATGATAGAATAAGATCATTAACACCTAGAACACTTGCAGCTTTCTGTAATTCAGAAAGAAGTGTAGAACTGATTTCAATGTTGATTTCTGCATCAGGCATTGTAATCATTTTATCAGGTGCAGTAACCATACCTTCACTTGCATAGAAATATGCAAGACTTGAGTTATCATCTGCAACGGTTAAACTTGCATCACCGAATGTAAACTCAGGGTCAGACAACAAAGATGTTGCACCTAAGAACTCAGGCAAGTTGTATATACTAAAATCTTGAGGGAACGATTCATCTATCGTTGCCACTGCAAGAATATTTTTCATATTGGAAATGGTTTCCACCTTGTTTCCAGTTTTCACTCGGATTCCCGAGTTAATTGTTGAGAAATTTTTTAAGATATTTCTCGTATCATTACTTATTTTCATCACTTTCAGCCTCCATTATGTGTGTGTCGTGATTATATAATGCAAGGAATCCATAATGAATGACTTTAAATAAGTCTGCTCTATTGTAACCATCCTTCTTACCATACCTTTGGGCATACTTAAGAATGTTTCCAATACAGAATCCCTCTCCGTGACCACCATCCATGATAAACTCAGTTGCCTGAAACTTATCTTTTGAATAGTGTTGTTCATATGTCTTATCAACATACTTACTGAATTGTTTTATCAATTCATGTTCGTTATACTTGTAATTTATAGACATTAAATCCATTATACTCTATGCCCCCTCTTCTTGCAATAGGGTTTTTGCTTCATATTCCAAATAACCTTCGGGAACTTCAAATGGATAGTGAAATGGTGTTTCTAAATGTGTATCATTCCATCCAACATTCTTATGGTATAACCTGATACCACATCTATTGTATCTTTCATTGATAGGACAAAGAACCTGAGAAGAATCCTTACCAGTCCATTTCTTTAGTTCATTATTTTCATATGAAGTTACAGCACATACCTGTGATGCAATCAAATAAATCTTTCTGAATTCTTCGAAGTCTTGAAACCTATCCCAGTTATCACAAATGAAATATGCTGTAGTTTGTGGTGCAAGTACATGATCGAATGTTGGTTTAAAATTCTTATCATTCATCTTCATGTCCTGTGCAGCTTTACTTTCCCATCCAGTTCTAAGACCTGATACACCTTCATAAAATATTCTAGTCATATCTCTCTTATAGATAGATAAATCCCAAAGACCAGCGTTCATGCAACCAGCCAAACCATTATAGGTTACCTTACACTTAGATTCTTTCTTCTCAGTTAATCTCATTGAACACCTCATCTTCGGGAAGTTGCTTAGTGAAAATAAAATTAACACTTCCTAATTTCTTTCTTGCTTGTCCAGTGATTAACTTCTTTGCATTCTCGATCATATCATCATAGAAATCTAAACAAGTTTTCCTGAGTTCAGGAATTGACTCAGAGTTTGCACCAGTAAATGTAGTGATAACTGTATAGTTAACACCAGTTGAAATACCATCAGTCAAATCTCTCATAAGTCTTGCCCATCTATCTGACCTTTTTAAATCCTTTGCACCAGTCAATTTCTTTAAAATGTAAGAAGGGTCTTCGACAATATCGATTCCATACTCTTCATAATACTCAGAAATGATTTTCTCATCAGTCATAATTTCAATCGGTACAAAATCAACTCCAGCTGTAATCAATATCTCTTCAGCAAGTTTTGACCTACTTGGATAATTCATAGGGAGTTGTGGATAATTTCTCTTAATGTAATTACTAACTGCATTCTTAGTTTTAGCTACTTTGTCTCCTCTCTTAACAATTTGTGCATGTGCAAAAATGAAATCTTCAGGCGTCTGCATAGTCTTGAAGGTGTTTCTCATATTCTCATCATTTGCATATGTGTTTCTTGCATCATCATCATCGAATTCACAAACTGCAACCCACATGTATTCTTCACCTTCAGCGTCATGTGCATCGAACCTGTGCTTTCCAGCGATAAGATTACCATCCTGATCTATCACTGGTGGTTCAAAGTGTTGAGGTAAGTATGTTCCATCCTGAATCATTCTCCTGATTCCATCCCTACCAGCGGTTGTAACACCACTGATTCTACCCCAGTTCTGATTGGTTGCATTGATATCAACTAATCTGACATAGTCATATCTGAGAACTCTCATGCCAGGCACAACCTGAACGGGGAACTGTGATTGTTCCCCTTTCAATAGATTGACTGGTTTCTTAGTAGTCATTCTCATCACTCTCAAAGTTAACCTCTTCCGTGAATGTCTCAGAAGACTCTTCCAAGTGGACACCATCGTCCACTTTGGTGTAGAGATCAAGGATTGAATTCCTAGTCTCTTCATCGAATCTTGAAATGCACATTTCAATAGACTTCATTTTGTCTTTGAACATTCTGAAAGCATTCACAATGTGAACCAACCTTCTAGTAGTCACGACATCATCAATCCCACCTTCGTAGAAAGTCTTCCTGATTATGTCAGCCCAGTCAACAAGTTTCTCACAGAAATCATCATCAACTTCACCAGTCAATCCCATTTCTTTTTTAAGAATCGATCTCTCAGTTTTCACTGGAGGATATTCTTGTTGCATCGTAATTGCAAACCTTTCAAGCATTGCTTCGTTCATGATCTGAGTCCCGATGAACTTACCATCCTCAGAACCTTGACCTTTAGTGTTTGCAGTAGCAAGGATAGTGAAACCTTCTTTAGGACTCACCCACTCACCAGTTTTCTTGATTAGGTAACCTTTACCTTCAAGAACTGATTGTAAACACATCAATTTGTTAGAACCCAAGTCAACTTCATCAAGAAGAAGGACAGCTCCTTTCCTCATTGCTTTGACCACTGGGCCTTCTCTGAAAACAATGTTACCATTGACTAGAGTATGACCACCCATCAAATCATCTTCATCAGTTTCGATAGTGATATTAACCCTGTAGAGTTCCCTCTTCAATTGGGCACAAGTTTGTTCGATCATCAAAGTCTTACCATTTCCTGAAAGACCAGTTACGAAAACTGGGAAGAAAATCTTAGATTTGATGATGTTCTTGACATCCTTGAAATGACCAAACGGCACATAGTTTGACATCTTCTCAGGAATGATTTTGATATCACCATCGAGAAGATTAACAGACTCAGTTGCAGCTGCAACTGGCATGTTAGAAGGGACTGCTTTTGCAGCCACTGGAGTCACAACCACTGGAGTCTCACCACCGTGAGAATAACCACCGTTGTATCCATTAACAACCTGTTCAAGGTTGAAGAGAACCCCACCCTCGGGATTAGGTTCTTTAAATGGAAACCTTGAGGATTTAATCCAATATGGAAGATATCCATCAAGTGCTTCTTTGATCTCTGCCCTAGTAAAGGCAGTCTGATTAGGATACGATTTTATGAGGGTATCCAGTACCTCACTTTTATCGGGTGTAATGGTAAAATCCTTACCATTTACCGAAATAGTTTTATCAGTCATAGTCTCTCCTGTATTAACTTTATTTCTCATCATGTAGCTATTATCTCAAAAAGCCAGGGGCATTGTCAAGGCCATTATTTAACTGGTTCAAGTAATCTCCCCATTTTGTTTAAGCATTTAATCTCACCTTTTGCATTCTTTTGAGTGAGATATTTCTCACCATTATTAACCCATGCTCTGAATGCAAAACATTCAACCTTCTTTTCCTTACAGTGATCGTATCGTTCACAACTATGAAAAGTGCAAGGTGCAGGGCCAACATCATTAATTGCATCAGCGAATTTACTGTAGTCTGCTGTTGGTATTCTTTCATAATATGCTGGGTCTACCTTAAGATGTGGCATTGTATGTCTCCGACCATTTCATAAACACTAATCGTGCTTGATTTTTACTTAACCCAAAATTGTTTTCCAACCATCTTGGAGCTCCAAACATATTGATCTTCCCTGAACTTCGTAAGTTCTCTAGGACTTCAAAATATTCCTCGACATTAAATGTGGTGCCGTCCACTTCTATTTTTTCTACCATTGTAATGGCATCCATTTCATTCATTACGCTATCTCCTTTATGAATTCGTTAGTTAAGAATCTAGAAGTTGATTTGTTCTTCTGATTCTTTTTGAATCTTGACATGATTGTGGCTTTCTTTGCACCGACCAATTCATCGTCCAAAGTATCTTCACCAGCTGTCCCGATGTTTGTCGCTGCAGTCAAGAACAATTTGTTGTACCCGACAGTTTCGAGAACCAAACCGTTGTTTCTTGCTTGTTTCCACATTTCATTTTGCATTATGTGGTCATAGTTGTGAGTTGATTCATGACCGATACAAGATAGTAAGTCAGTCATATCACCTTTTCTACCACAAACAAAGTATCCAGTAACCGTAACTCCAGTAGTATCAGAAACCCATTGAAGTAAGTTCTGAGTCATTCTGAAATTTTCTCTGTATCTGTTAGTTGATTCTTCAAACTTGTAGACTCTTTTGTTTATTGGGTCGATGATATCTCTTTCCTTCGTAGCTCTGTAACCGTATTCATCATCACCCATTTGATCTTGCTGTTCTTTTCTCTCAGCATCATCCATTTGAAGGATGTTTGCAGAATGAGAATAACCATCAGTGATTACAGTCAAGATTGATTTCTCGACATTGTAAGCTTTGTTGAACTTAGGAAGTAATCCTCTCATGGCAACGATAGTTGCATCAAGTGGTGTACCACCTAATCTGTATTTGTGTTCAGGGAATAAGACTTGGTCAACATCAATCCAATGTCCTTGGTCAGGGTCGTAGTAATCAACACCTTCGAACCAGTCATTGTGAGCTTCAAGTTTCTTATGGAAGTGTCTACCACCACCGTATCTGATATTGTCAACAAAGTAGTGGTTCCAAAGTGTGCAGACATACTGCATCATTTCTTTGTACTCTTTTGCATTCTGTTCGTTAGAGAAAATCTCAACCAAGAATCCTTCTCTGTTTCTCCAGTAGTTATCATCAGAATCAACTTCTCTTTTCTTCGATATGTTATCTGAGAACAAGTAGACTCTGTGAGGAATCGAAACTTTTCTGCAGAACATTGTAAGAATCATTGCTTGTTCTAGAAGGTCTTGAACTTCGTTGTTGATCGAACCACTCCAATCGATCATGATGTTAACACCGTGGTTCTTCCCATCAGGAAGATAAGTAACTCTTTTGAAAACATCATCAACAATCTGATACTTTGCAAGTCTGTTCATATCCAACTTACCAGTCTTACCACTGAATGCATGTTTCGATGAAAGAGCAGTTTGTCTCATTTCAAATTCTTTTGCCATGTGATTGACGATTGCTTTGTTTTTACTTTCGATCTTCTTGAAAGTGTGAACACCCATCTTCTGAGTTTTTGCAATCTTCTCACTGTAGTATTTTACTGCAAACGATTCAGGGTTTGAGTAATACTCTCTCCAATCATCAAGAACCAATTTGTAGTCGTAAAGAGTGTCAGAACAATACTTGTCGAAATCTTTGATTGAAAGATCACACTGAGTTCTAATCATGTTAGTCTCAGAAACAAATTGCTCTTCGTTGTTATGTGCATTGTGTTCAGTGATTGATTCCCTTGCACCATCTTCATCATCGAAATCTTCGGGTTTTACATCTTCACTAGAACCAGTACCACCAACTTTTTTCTTAGCTTCTTCTGACTCTTCTTCTGACTCTTCCTCTTCACCATCCTCAGATTCTTGGTCACCACCTTTTGATTCATCATCTTCTAACTCAGGAAGATTATCACCCTCAGTTTCTTCTGATTCCTGAGACTCATCATCCCAAGACTCGCCGTCCTGAGATTCTTCATCATCTTCATCACCCTCTTCTTCATCACCGATGTCAAACATTTGAGGAATCAATTTTTCATCTTCCTCAGTTCTTGTCTCGTTTTCTTTTGACCACTCATATATTGCTGTGGCACATTCTTCAACCTCATCCCAAGATGCACACTTCATTGACCAATCAAGGAAGAATTGTTCTTCTTTAGAAAGTTTGATGTTGATTCTAGAACCACACTTAGTGATTAAGTTGATTTTGTCAATCAAAGAAAGTGTTGATAAATCTCTGTCTTTAACTCCAAAGAAATCCATTTCCATCAATTCATTATATGCAGTGAAGAAAGACCTTCTCAATCCAGCATACTTCTCTCTGATATTCTTCTCAATCCTGACATCTTCTACAACATTAAGATATCCTTTAAGAGTTCTGTTTTTAGTCACTGCTGAGTGAACACCTTCATATGGAGTCCATAATGCATGACCAACTTCGTGACCCATGAATAGATCATAGAGTTCAGAAGAGATATCATCTTTGAAAATAGGGCAACAAAGTAACCTATTCTTAAGATCAAAGTATGCAGTAGGAGTTTTCCTATGCACAACTGTTAAGTTTTCCCCTGCCATCAATTTTGCAAGGTTGTCTTTTTGTGTTCTGATTTTTGATTCCATATGTATATTATCTCAAAAAGCTGTAGGCATTGTCAAGGCCTGATTAGCCGTGTGGTGAAGGGACATCCATTGCATCATACCATAACTGGTCGATCAAAATTGTCCTTGCATAATCTATAATGTTTGCACCGTGTACACTGTCACCAGTGAATTTGCTTACTTTACTGACATTTTTGTCATTCAATGCTTTTACCACATCTATATCGTCAAGTAAAGAAACATGTTGTGCAATGTCATCTGCAATCATATCATTTCCAAAGTGACTCATATTTCCTCCATTTCTTTAGTTGATAGTATATTATATGAAAAAGCTTGAGGCATTGTCAAGGCTTGATTTGGCCTCCGTGAGAGGACTCGAACCTCTAACCTACGGCTTAGAAGGCCGTTGCTCTATCCAGTTGAGCTACACGGAGTAATAGGGATTAAGAGATTTTAGATAATCTTTTATATTCTGCCCATCTTTCAGGGTCTTTAGATAGGTCTTCGGTATTATATAACCCACCTTGGACTTGATAGTCTAAGAATTGTCTGATAGTGATCTCGTTGTGTTCTAGATCATCAACGGGTCTTTCTGTCATAGCTTTATCGATGTCAGCTGTGAACCAACATGCAATGGTGTGTCTTGGAGCTCTTCGAACTTTGAATACTCCATGTCCATGATAGATACCTTGGAATAGAAATCCACTACCTACCTCGGGTTCGACTTGGTGTCCAAATGGATAATAATCTGTAGGTGGAAAATATGTTTCACCACCATTGTAATCATCATTTAAATATAGAATCACTGTCCATTCTCTAGATGGTGCCTTCTCACCTGTGGCAACCTTTGTTTCGATATTAGGGTCTTCTCGAACTTCATCATTAGATAGTGTATCCAAGTGTGGGTCTTGTACTCCACCAATATGCCATCGAGTCATAGTTGCCATTTCAGTATGGAAAACTTGTCCCGTTGCATTGTAGATTTCACCTATACAGTGATTTTGGACTTTTTGGAATAAGAGACGAATGTACTCATTCTTGATATGCATCTTTCTGATGCCCCAATAATCTATTAGTGAACCGACTTTTTCTAAGTGTCTATGACTGTTGTGCCACTGAATCAGTGTCTGGCACTCTTCCTTCGTCAGAATCGGAATCACTTTGTGATTGTAGACTTTGGAGTTGTCTAGCAATTTCCATTCTTTTTTCATAATCTATTCTCTTTCTCCTCTCTTTTGGTCTAGACTTGATAGCCCTTTCCAATTTTAACTTAGAGGCTCTTTGAAGGAATATAATTCCATTTAAATGATCTAGTTCGTGTTGAACACATCTAGAACCCATTCCTTCTAATTGTAGTGTATGTCTTTCTCCATCTGCATCTGAGTATTCTAATTCAATTGCAGAAGGTCTCTTTATCATTAAGTATATATCGGGAAAAGAAAGGCACCCTTCTTTCATTAATTCTGTTTCTTTGGATAACTTTGTAATCTCAGGATTAAAGAATGCTCTAGTACCACTATCTGCAGTTCTCATGACGAACACTCGATATTGTAAACCTAACTGGTTTGCAGATAGACCAAGACCACCAAATCGTTCCATGGCTTCTGCCATGTTCTTCTCGATCTCTTTTGGGTCTTCGGGTGGATTTTCAAAATCAAAATCCGTGGTTGGTTCTCTGAGAACCTTCATTGCTTCTTCAACTAATTGATACATTATAAACTTACTTCTGTTACTATCCCTCTAGTATTACTTATCTCCACATTAAAGAACGCCATCACTGCTTCAAACATTCTCTTACCCATATTGGCAATCTTCTTTAAAGCTTTCTTGATAGAGTCCATCACTTTCTTGATGACTTTTTGGAATTTATTCCAAGTCTTCGAACCAAAATCTTTTGCCCAGTTACCAGCTTTCTTTAACTGACTTAAGAAGTTCTCATCTAGATAATCTTCTGTGAGTAAAGTCTCGTAACCTTCAATCGTTTTTAGTTCATTGATTAGTATAGTTGATACATTGTCTATACCAAAATGTTCTTTTAAACTCATTCTCATTGCAGAATAAGCGGGTGAATTACCACCACCTTTTTTGAATGCAACATAAGGTTTTACTGAACTTGCATACTTCTTAATAATAGGGTCACTGATAGATGTAATCGGTTCTACTACAACTGCACCACTACCAACATCAAACTTTCCTAATAAGTTTGCAGCTGCTTTACCTTCACTGAATTTAACATTACCTGTTGATGCTTCTAATACAATGTTCTGACTAAACAATTCATTAACTTTTGTATTCGTGTTTATATAGTTCTCTAAAATTGCAGATAGTTCTTTATTGTCTGCATCTTTTTGTTGGAAGTCTAAGATTGCTTCATCCTTCTCACCTTCTTTAGTTCTCTTATTCAATGAGGTAACAGTTTCCTTTGTGATAAGAGCATTCATTTTCTCATCCATTGCATCAGTTAATCCTTTTGCAAAACCTTTATGCTCTCCCATCATACTTAATGCAGCTCTTACAGTTGCAATCGCTTCACCCTTTGCACCTGACATAAGTTGTGAACCACCTTCTTTCTTAAGAGAAATCTTTTCTGAAAACTTAATACCAGCAATATCTGTTTTAGGTGTGGTATTACTTGCACCACTATCCTTATATAAAGATGATATCTTACTAGGGATTCCACCCTTACCTGTAGATACTAAATGATTCTCTTTTAGTTTCTTATTAAAATTCTTTGCAATTGATTTTGCAATATCTAAATGTAAAGGGAACGACTCTGCAGTTCTGATAATGTCTGAATCATTATCCTTACCATTGAGTATATTGTATTCAAAGATAATAAGTTCTTCCCACTGAGCTCCTGATGGAGTTCCACCACTCTCTTTTACATGATTGAAGAATGCAGATTTATATCCTAGTCCACCTTTAACATGAAAAACTTTCTTACCACTTTGTAAGTATTTTTCATTTGTACCATCTTCGGAACCAATGAAGATTGCCTTATTGGTAGGTTTGACTGCAACAAAGATATCACCATGTTTATGACCTTCTTTATCCATTTCTTTTATTCCACCCTTATATAAGAACTTATGCCCTATAACATAATCGGGTTTAAGAATAGAAGCTTCGACTAGAGGTTTCTTCTCTATGACGATCTTATTTTCTGCAAATTGTGAAAAGCTTTTCATACTACTATTTATCTATTCTGCGATACGAGAGAAGTTTTTATGTTTCTCAAACCTCACTACATGTTCGAATTTATCGTATAGTATATCACCTTTGTGAGATATAATGAATGCATTTGTCTTCTCTGTAAGTGTATTCAACATCTTCATGAATTCATCTGTACCTGATGCATCGAGGGAACTGTCGAATACTTCATCTAATACTAGAAGGTTTGTATTTACTGAGTTCTTCATTCTTGCAACAGCTCTCCAAGTGAATAGTAATGCAAGATCGATTCTCATCTTTTCACCTTGAGAGAAGTTCTCATATTTAAATACATCCCTGAATCTAGACTTGATTGTTTCATCGAAACTTTCATCCAGTTCGAACCCAACATAGAATTCTAATTGTGCAAGATACTTGTTAATTAGTTTATTCATGATAGGAACATACTGTTTGATAATCTTTTCTTTTACACCCTGATCTCTTAAGAGTAGAGTTGCAATTTCTAGATAGTGACCATGGTCAGCAAGATGTTGTTTCTTCTTAGTTAAGATGTGCAAATCATCCTCTGCCTTTTCAACTTGTTCATGTGCATCAGTATTACCTTCTTGCTCTTGTTCAAGTTCTTTGATCTCTTTCTGTAACTTACCGATATACTTTTGATTAGAAACGATCTCTGTTTGTGAAAGACCTATCTCTCTTTGTATCTCGTCTATTTCTGACTGGACTCCGTTGATTCTTTCAATCTCGGAATGTAGTTCTGTGACTTGTCCTTCGAGAGTTGACAACGCTTCCTTGATCTCTGTAACCTTCGAATTTTTTTCCTGAATGTGCTTCTGCTTGTGTTCATGGTCTAATCCTTGTTTGCATGTTGGACAATTGTCATTGTTCTCGTAGAACTCAATGTCTCCAATTGCTTTCTTTCGAGCTCTTTCGAGTTGAGTCTCCATGTCATTTGTTTGTTTAAGTCTAGTTTCCGTAGAATCTTTATCCGAGATAAGTCGTGTTTTCTCCACCACATTTTTCGTCTTTTCATCAACCTCTCCTAATAGTTTGTCTATGTTGGTTTGAGTTTGATTAATGGTAGTTTCAAATTTGTATATTTTTTCATCACGATTTTCACGAAGCGCATCAAGTTGACTGTTAAGACCATTAATCCGTTCTTCAAGAATTGCAATTTCATGTTGATTTTCTTTGATATCTAATGCATGATTAGATTTTCGTTTCCTCAACAACTGCATCATAGTTGTAAATATTGTAATATCCAAAAGGTCTTCGACTAACTTTCTTCTGTCCTTTGCTCGAAGTTGCATGAACGGAGTAAAGTTTGCCGACCCTAGGATTGCCACCTGAGTAAAAGAACGAAAACTCATTTTGAGTATGTTCGATTCTAGATGGTCTTGATAATCCCTGACACTTGCATCTTGATTTAACAAAATGTCATTACACCAAATTTCAAATGTATTTGGTTTTGCCCCACGGATTAATTTGTAGTCTTTTCTCCCGATAGAAAAATCGAGTTCGACTAATAATTCTTTTTGATTGACTGAGTTGATTAGAAGGTCTTTCTTTAGGTTACGAAACCCACGACCATATAATGCATAACATAATGCATCTAATAATGTTGATTTACCAGCACCGTTCTCTCCTAGTACAAGAGTAGTCTGATGGGAATTAAGTGGTATCTTTGTAAACTTGTTTCCCGATGATAGTAAATTCTTATATCTTACTTCTTTAAATATTATCATAGATAAGTGTGTTCGTCTAATGCTTCATTATACAATGAAGTCATCAAATCGGTAAGAGGCTTTTTCTTACCCTGTATCTCCATACCTTCTACATACTTGTTTAATATAGTTAATGTGTCTTCAACATTCTCCACATCAGAATCATCCATCAAGTCCATATGTTTATGGTCATCTACTACTTGTAAATGTAATGGAGAAGCTGCATGTATCTTATCTAAGAATGAATCAAACCAATAAGGATTGTCTTTGTTAACAACAATTACCTTTGTGAATGTTCCTGATACATTACTATAGTCTTTATTAACAATGGTTTCAAATGATTCTTTTGTATCATCATAGAATACCTTTTCAAATATAGTAATTGGATTACGAACTGGAAGCATATCCCTTGTTGATGTATCAAACACATGGAAGTATTTGTTATCTCCATAGTCTGACCAAGTGAATTGCATTTGTGAACCAAGGTAATGAATGTTTGCAAATTTAGATTTCTGATGGAAGTGACCACTGTAAACCTTTTCGAATCGACTTACATATGAATGATCTAATCCATGTTGACATGTCATGCCGGGCATCATTAATGCACCCTCAAATTCAAAATGACCCATACAAATAGGTGCATTACATGTGGTTAAAAACTCAACGGAATCTGCGTAGTTATCACTATTAATCCATGGACTCATTGCAATATTCAACCCATCATATTCTCTTACTTCGGGTTCTTGTATTATACTAATGTTGTCGGATTCAAATAGTAATAGATCAGGTGCATTTACATCATTGGTATTCTTATAATAAGTATCATGATTACCAATAATCAAATCCATACTGATACCAGCTTCTAACATAGGTTTTATGAAGTGTTCTCTGTTTGCTTTGAGAGACGAGAAGTTGATATACTTCCTTCGATCAAAGTAATCTCCTAGATGAATGATATGACTGATATCGTTTTCAACTAGATACGGGAAAAATACTTCCTGATAAAATCGTCCTTGGTAATCAGACATAGCCTGCATATCACCTCGGACACCTGCGTGTGTGTCGTTAAGTATTGCTATCTTCATTTAGAGAATTTTTCTAGATTAGTTTCCTTTTTTACTTTCTTGGCTCTTTTAGATTTTCGTGGTTCGTACTCAACCCGATTCATATGTTCTTGCATCCACTCTACATTTGTGTTTGTAAGATTAGGGTCGTGTTCACCATCAATGGTTGTGTATGCATCCATAGTAACATTTGATTCCTCGATGGACTTCTGTTTAATGAAAACTTGTTTCTTCTCCTTCTGTATCCTTCGTAGGAATGCGTAGTAACAAATTTGTGTTACATATGCAAATGCATTATTTGATTTTTCTGTATTGAAGTTACCGATATATTGGATACAGTTTTCAATTGCATCACAAATCATTTCGTCTCGGTATGTGTAGTTGATAAAATTAGGACGAGTCGATAATCGAGTCGCAATCTTATAGATACATTCACCAATGTATTCTGTCATTCTTGGAGGTACTTCTCCGTTGGATTCTGCGAGTTTAGTTGCTTGGTTATACTCGGAGACTGCTAGTGTGAACTCTTTGTTGTTAACATAGTGTTCTGCTTTTTTAGGGTCTTTTTTAGTAGTCATGTGTCTATTATACTAGAAAATCTCTATATTGTAAGAGGCTTTTTAGTATTTATTTAATTTGAATTTTCTTCGAAAACCACCTTTACAAACTGGAAATCTATGATAAAATAATTATGTGCCTAAGGGGAATATACTAATAAGGGATTAAGATACTATTTCTGTTCTTCTTTCGACTGCACGACTCATCCTATCCATATCTCCAATCGAGATATAAAACATGCACAAACTTATCATTCCACCTAGTATATAGTGTTTCATGAGACGCCCCAAATCGATGCGAAGAAGATCAGGAGGAGTAAGACTACCTCCCCCTTCTCTTGAAGTTGATGTAAATATTTTCGTGACATTTTTGTAAATGCCACAACGAGCCTCAATACCCCGCTGTTGCGAGTAACATTATTCCTATTGGTAACAATATTGGAAGAGTTAACAGTGTGATGAATTCTACACCATCGATTAGCTTTGATACAATCTCTGATCTTCTCAAGTTTTGAATTTCAGACACCATGCTCTTCGCAATTCTTAAAACTGCTGTGGTCATAGTGGGTTTTCCTAAAATTAAATTATAATACACATGAATAAAATGATATAACTCAAATTTATTCGATAGTATATATACATTCGCTAAACTTATCGTAAAGCTTAATGAGATAAAGTGTAAATTATTTGTGACTAATGGATTTTCTTTTTGTCGGTGGGTGGGATTGCATGTTCGAAGTCTGCCATAGTTTCATCTAACTCATCCCATTCTTCTTCTTCGAGTCTCTCTAACATCCTCTCTTCCCTTTCAGTGATCGGGCCACCAGTTGCAGACATGAGGTCATTAACTATTCTATCGAGGTATACTTTACGAATTTCTTTTCTATTACCTGTTAGAGGGATAGATTTATTTTCAACCATGTCGAACCATCTTGCAGAAGCTTCATCATAGAAAGGAACGAACTGTTCATTAAGACTACTTCTATGTGCAACCATATCATTTGGAATTTGGACTGTTGGGTCTGCAGACAATGGTGCATAAGGATAAAATGTTGCAAGGGTATGACTACCTTCGGGATTGATTGTCTCTAACCTACAGATCATAGGAAGAGTAATCACTATTCCATCATGGGTATCTCTTGTCATACCTACAACCTCTGAACCACTTCTAAGTTTCAGAACTTCGTATTTTTGTGGGATAATATCCTTAGGGCTTGTCATTTAATTCGAATTGCTTAATTTCATATGAAAATCTCTCTTCGTTGTATATATTTATACGATCTTTCAGGTGATTTAGAGTGTAGTTATCACATTGAAGATCATCAGCAATATCGAATAGTCTCATGGAATCTTTACCATCTACCTTACGAAGGCCTCTACCAATTGATTGTAGATTTCGTATTCTAGATTTAGATGGACTTGCAAAGACAATGTTATCGATTCTTTTTATGTTTACTCCAGTAGAGAATGTTCCGTATGATGCAAGAATAGTATCTTCTTTATTATTCTCTACAATCTCTCTAACTGATTCTCTATCTTCTGTATCTGTTCCACCATACACATAATGTAGGTTACCACCCATATCTGTATTAGACATCATATCAAATAATACTGTACCGTGTTTTTCTACAAATTGAAACAACACCAGTGTATTACCTTTCAAGCTTCTAACAAGATTAACAAGGAATAAGTTTCTTGCTTTGTTAGAAACAATGTAATCCATTTCCTCTTGGTAGGTCATTTTCTTTTGTTTTGTATGACGAAGTATGACACAATCGATATTTAAATTTGCAATTGTTCCTTCATCCATTAACTCTTTTGTGCTTATGACCTTTTTGACTGGGCCGAACATTCCTTCTAATTGCAATCTATGACATTCAGAACCATCTAGTGTTCCAGTGGTTCCAAAACGGATTGCAGTCTTTTTCATTTTTTCGAGGATTCCTTTGAGGACATTTGCTTTGAAGAGGTGGGCTTCGTCTCCGAATACGACTTCGAATGATTGCATGACATCTTTAGGTGCTTTACTAAAACTCTGCCATGTTGATATCGTAATGTCAGAATCGAATACAGGCTGACCACCATATATTTTGCATATCTCTTTATCGTATCCATAGTCTTTAAAATCCTTTGCCATCTGTTCTACTAAGGATGTAGTAGGAACAATGATGATCGTTTTTTTGTTATAGTATCGTGCAAGTAAATAAATGATTAATGATTTACCACTTGCAGTTGGTGAAAGTAAAAGTTGTCTACCATATTGGACTGCAGTTCTGAATGCATCCATTTGATAGTCTCTAGGTTCAAAAGGTAATCCTAGTTCTTGTATGAAGTTCTCATCAGGCTGTCTTTCTTTATCTCCTATGATATCGTTTATACCTACAATATCATATCCTCTTTCTCTACAGAACTCATCTACATATGGAAGTAATCCGATATAGATTTTATTTGTTTTGATTGAGAACAGACGAACCTTACCATCCCAGTATCTATTCTTAACTGAGGGCATGAACTTTGCATTTGGAACAGTGAACGAAAAGAAATCGAACAAGTCTCTAGAGAGACCATCGTCACATTTAACTTGCATGAAGACCTCATCGACCTTCTTGAGGGTTATTTCAGAGGCCATCCTGTATTCCATACTACCAAGGACTTCCTAGTTCCTCTCGTCACGGGTGTGACTTGGTGATGTAACCAAGAAGGAAATACAAGCATTGAACCTAACTCTTTACCACTCATAGGTGCAGAGCAAATTAATTCATCTTGTCTGATAACTTGGCCACGACTTCTTAGATTGTCGAATACTTTAGTTTGTTCCATCCATTGAAAGTGTCCACCTTCGTATTCATCAGGACATGATAATTGAATTGATGCAGATAGTTTTCTTATTTTACCCCATGCATATGGTTCAGAACCACAATCAGTATGCCATGTATAGAAATCTCCAGTAGGTCTATCCTCTTGAGCTTCATAAACTGTATACTGCCAGTTTTCCATTTGATCGACCTCGTAGTTCCATCCACTCATTTGATTAGCTTGAATTATACCATCAAATATCTTTCGTTTTAAATCTTCTTTGAATTTAGGGTCATCATGATATATCCACTTGTTAGTAGATTGTCTAACACTATTATCTACATTACCTGATTTATTATCTCTTGCTTTCTGAGAATCAGAATCTTTACCATCGAACCCAAGGGCCCCTTCCTGTATAGGAAGACTCCTTGCATATCCGTGAAGGTATTCTACCTCAGTAGGATTAAGAAATTCTGATAGAACACAACAGTAATTATTGTAGACCATTATGAACCCGCCATGAACTTACGCCAATCAATAGTATTCTTGATAGTTTGATGTCTCCATGTAATGTTTTCCATACATCTTTTTAAGAAATCAATTGTTATCTGTGCATACTCAGTTTGTGCGTTTAACTTTTGTAAGTCTTGATCTGCATTAAAGAATATTTGCATATCATTCTTCATGATCTTTAGACCATCAAACGGGTCATCATCCCATCCTAATTCTTTGATACGACCTTCATCCATCTTACCATTAAACCACAACCATTTATCTTTCAATAGCATGGAGTATTTAAGTTGGATATTCTTATGCCTGATTACTGCATCAGTTAAGAGTTCGGAGTATTTTGCGTGGAGTTTAGGAACTTCTAATGATGACTTATCTAGTTCGATATCATCAATTTCACAATCCTTTTTCCACTCTTCTTTTAATTCATCGAGAGTCATAATATACCTATTATACCATATTTATGGTACTTTAGGAAGTGGATTTTATTTCGTAGTATGTGAACCTAAATTCTACAGTTGCAATTACGGGTTCACCGTCTGCCCCTGATTCCATCTCAATCCCACTTAGTGATATAGGGAATGCATCATGGAACCTAAAGAATTTATTAGGTATGTTTTTATTAGTGTTTGTAATTAGAGTTATGTCTGAGTATTGATTCATATCATTATCAATTGCAGATTGAGAACCAGTTGCAGTCTTGACTGACTGAACATAAGCTGCATATGCATTTGGGTCTGATACTGGAACAATAGAATCCATCCAATCAAATATCTCTTTAAAGTTTCCTAGGTCTTCATCTACTAAGAAACCGATACTGAGAGTATCAAAAGAAACCTTATCGCCTGGGAAGAATGCATCTAAACCGATTCCAGCAGGTGCAACCGTTTCAGTGAATTGTACGCCTGGGATATTTACAGTCTTTACAAAGAACTCTACAGTAGGTACTTTGTCGATAAGAAGTCTAAAATTATTCTTACCTAAAAGAGACTTATTGATTATTGGGTCAGCCATTAACTTTAATTATCCTTTTGGATGTGGATTGATCGTGGTAGTCACCGTCTCTATATTCTCTTGTTACACTCTTTTCACAAAGATAACCGTCTTGAATATAGGTAGTGGTAATCACCCTACTTAATACATCGTGTGTTTCAACACCACTTGGAAATGCAAGTCTCTCAAATGGGCCTTCACTGATTGTTATATTTTTATCAAATTCTTTCATATTACTATTTATTGAATTGGGACACCGAAGTGTCCCAAAATGTTTACTTCTCGTTCACAAACTCATTCAACTGTCTTGCAGTAGCAATAACTTGCTCTGTAGACAGAAATTGGTCACCCAAAGGTTTCTTATCATTAGGGAATGAATCATTGTGTTGAATGACAGTATCATTAGCCCTGTAGATATTACCTTCCAGTAATCCTTGTGCTTGTGAGAGTAGATCGGCTCGGATTTCGAACCCTGATTTTGGTTGTTGTGACATATTACCTCCTGTGTGTATGTGTGTTATGTCTTGTACTTTATTGTACCTTATATTTAGGGCTAAAAAAAAGGTCTCCTAAGAGACCTTTTTAATCGAAACGAAATTCGTTTACAGAATGTTGGACACTGCCATTTTTCTGTAGTAGAAGTTTGTTCCAGCAGATGCAAGACCATCAGAAGGTGTAGAACCTACGAATGGGTTAGATACCATTCCGTATCTAGTTTTGAATCCGATTTTTGGTTGGAAAGTATTCTCGCCAACTGCTCTCACCATTTGAAGTGGAACATATGGGCAATAGAACATACCAGCGTCATAAGGGTTAGACCCTCTGTAACCGACAGTCATGTAATCAACACCAGCATATGGGTCGATGTACACTTTAACTCTTCCGTTAAGAACACCAGCAAAAGTATTACCAGTATCATCAACATTGATGTCAGTGTTTAACGCAGGTGTGTAATCCAATACACCAGCCATTGAAAGAGCAGATGCAACATCACTAGAACAAAGGATAAAGTTACCTTTACCTCTTCTTGTTTCTTGTGCTATTGTGTTTGCTTCTCTTTCGATTTGGAACAATAGACCTTTGAATTTCTCAACAGACCATCTACCGTTTGCATCAACATCTAAGTTGAATGTACCAGCACTAGCTGTGTCAGCTGCACCAGTTTTGGCTTGAAGGTTGACATTTCTGACAACTTCTCTGTTGATTTCAGCAAGAATCTCACTTGACAAAATATTTGCAAGTTCTGATTCTGCATCAAGACCGTGGATTGCTTTGAGGTCTTGTGCTAATTCTAAAGTGTACTCTGCTTTGAGTGCTCTTGACTTTGCAGTAACAGTTGCTTTCTCAATTGTGAAAGACATCTGTGCAAAATGGTTACCCGCTGCATCACCTAGGCTTTCTGCAGATGCAGTTGCCATTCCAGCACCAGTAGTTGATGCATAAGAAGGTGAAGAAGTATCGAATGGGTCACCGATTGGGTCTGAACCCACTGGGCCTGCTGTAGGGTCTGCACTACCTGAGTAGTCTGATCTAGCTTCACCGAATAGTGCTTCACTATTGTTGAGTCTAGTTTCAGTTGGGTAGTCATTGTATCTTGCTTTCATAGCAAAGATAAGACCTGTAGGGCCTGTCATTGGTTGAACACCGCAAATGTCGTATGCAACGAGATTTGGCATAGCTCGTCTCACTAATGAGATCAAAATTGGATCCCAGTTGGAGATTCCGCTACCAGTAGAGTTTAAAGGTGCAGCTTCCTCAAGAGCAGCTCTATCTTCGTTTAGTGCTTTCTCTTGGTTTTCGAGTATTACTGCAGTGACAGCTTTCTTGTAGTTGTCTTCGATCTTTGGTAGATCGGAGTGCTCTAGAATTGGCTCCCACTTCTCTTGTAAGTTTTCTGATAAAAACATGAGTTTATACCCCTTAAATTAACCTAATGGTTTTAGTTTAGTTAATGCCTCTGAATATCTAGCGATTGAAGGGTCTAGAACTTTCTCTGCTTTTTCAACTTCGAAATCTCCGTTTCCTTCTTCACTGATTGTTTCTTCAGCAATGCTTTCACTATCTACACCGAAGTATGCTTCTTTGATTTCTGCAACTTTCTCTTCGAAATCTGCTTCGTCTGTGAAGTCTACACCGTTTGATAATGAAATCATTTTCTCTGTTTGTGATTCAGACAAGTCTTCACATGCCTTTGTCACAACATTTTGTCTTTTAAGACTGCCTAACTCTTCTGAAATTTCCATATTCTTGGATACTTCTGAATCAAGTTTTGCTTCCATCTCATCAAGACGATTTGCGAGTTCGTCCATAACATCGTACTTGTCTTCGGGTACTTCAACATAATGTTCTACGAACAATGTTTTAAGTCCTGAAATAAAGTTTTCAGTCATTTCTGATCTCAAACCCCTTTCTATTGCAAGTTCGTTTTCTTTCGTCCACTCTTCAGCACAATATGTTAGATACTTGTCTACAGAAGAAGTTAATTCTTCCTTAACAGTTTCTACTTGGGATTTTAATTCTGTTTGATAATGTTCTTCAAGTTCTGCTTTTGCTTCTTCAACTTTTGAGTTGATTGCAGCCTTAAAGATAGTTCTTGCTTTCTCAGCATTTTCTTCTGATAAATCAAGTGATTCTGAGATTTTTGATAGGTCGTCATCTATTTCAATCTCGACTAATGAAGATTCTACTGCAGCTGATTCTTTGACGGATTCTTCTTTCTCGTCTTCATCCTCGTCTTCCTCATCATCTTCTTCTTCATCCTCATAACCCATTTCTTTAACGAGTTTTGCGACTTCTTCTAAAGATAACGCCTTTAACGCTTCTACAATATTTCTAGCAACTTCTGCTTTAGTCAAGGATTCATCGACCTCGTCTTCTGACAATGAAGCGAACATTTTGTTCAACTCTTCTTTGTTCAGACCTTTCATACTGTCGACTGCAGCCTTGATAAGTTCCATTTTAGACGCACCTTTTTCAACGATAGCCTCTTCTGTGGAATCCTCATCTTCTTTAATTTTTTCTGCTTTGCTGTCACCTTTCTCTGCACCTTTATTAACATCATCTGATACTGGTTTAGTACCGTCAGATGCTTTCTTTGCAGCTGCTACAGCCTTGTCAACAGGATTTTCTTCGGGTTTGACGACTTCAGCTTTTCCTGATTCTATTTTTTCCTCAGAGCTGGAACCTTGCTTGATAGCAGATTTGTCACCTTTTTCGGCACCTTTTGTAGGTTCTTCCACGATAGAAGAAACCTCAGAGGTGTTCTCTACTTGGTTTTCTAAATCTGACATAAATTTCTCCTGTTTAAAGATTACTTTTTTATTTATATGTTACAGGTTCCCAACGAACCTTTTCCATAGTTTCAATTTGGTTTCTTCAAGTTGATTTAGTCTAGCAGTCCTCATTTCCGACTGCATTTCCTCTATATCTCTTGCTTTCAAGATACCACTCTCATATACCCACTCTGTTCCTTCCATTATACCATTTACAAATGCTTCAGGAGCAGAAGGGTCGGCTACGATATCACCTGCTGTTGCAAGTTGAAAATCGTCTTTAACATACTGTGCGTTTCCTTTGGATTCTAGTGAACCTAGTCCCCTTGAAGAAACACCTAGCTTTGCACCATCATCAATCAAGTTTTTAACTATCTGTCCGTTTGGTGTTGATAAAATCTTTGCTCGTCCCACGAAATTGTTACCATCTTCTTCTAGTTTGGTAATCATGTGAGACACTTTGTCTAAATTAATCGTTGGCCCTTCGGGGTGTCCTAACTCACCGAATGCACGATCTTGTTCTACGAATTCTTTGTTATACCTTTTTACTTCTTTCTGTATAACTTCTTTTGGGTATATCCTACCGTTACGATTTTTAATTTCGGATTGCATAAAGATACCTTCGATGAAGTAATCTTTCTTACCATCTTCTTTGCCCTCTACTATTACGGGGCTTACACTGTAGTCGTTAAATTCCGATATTAATTTCATTTACTAATTCCTCTATTGATATACCTTCTTCGGACATGTCTTTTAACATTTTTTTCACTGACTGCATACCAATTTTTAGGGACTCCTCATCTGAAAAAGTTTCTTGTATATCTTGTCCGTTTAGAAATACAGTTATACCTTCTTCACATTCGGTGTATATTATATTTATAGTTTCTTCACCGAATATTAGCTTTTCCCTTTTGATGACCTCATGACCTTCGGGACAATTAAACTTTGCCTCGTGAAGTTCCTGAGCTACATCGGAGAATGTTTTCACTTCTCTACTTCACCTTCTGAGTTATCACCCATCCAGTTCACTGACTTTTCAACTCTTTTCATATCAACTGTTTCTGCAGCTTTGTTCTTGATACCATCAAATACACTTTGTTTGGCCTGTTCAAGTTTACCTGCTTCTATTTCGTCAACAATCTTTCTTGCATCACTCATGGTTAAAATCCTCCAAATCCATCATCTTCTTCTCCACCTTCCTCATCAGCACCCTCATCTTTTATCTGAGCATCGATGATTTTGATGTCCTCTTCTGTTTGTCTTAGTACATACTTTCTAATGTATTCGTTAGAATAGTATTTACCAACATAATCAGAAATAGTTCCAAGGGTATCTAATCTCTCCCTTAGAATCTCTGCATCCTTCAACTCTGTAAAGTGGTTGTCAGTTGCAAATTCATACTGAATGAAGTCTTTAACCTTGTCAAATTCTTCTCCAGTTACGATCTCCTTAAGAACTAAATGAGTCTTAAGAATATCTGTAAAAACTCTTCCAAACTTCTTTTGAAGTCTGTTTGTGAACTTATTAAATTTAAGTTCGTCTCTTGAGATTTCTGATGCACGACCCATGTTAAATCCATTGTCTGCTTCTAATCTCGTTGCAGGCACATTTAGTGACTGATATAACTTCTTCTTGAAGTATTCTATATCGTCTATGTCTGCAAGGTTTTGACCGCCTGGAAGTGTAGTTATCTCTGTTCCTCTACCACCTTCTCTTCTAGGTAACCAAAAGTCTTCTAACATCGACATGTGTTTACGATCATCCTTGATCTCACCTGTCTCTGCGTTATACACTAATTTATTTCTATATTTGTGCATAACATCGGCAAGGTATTGTTCTGCCTTTGCCTTTGGAAGGTTACCTACATCAATGTAGAATATCCTTCTTTCAGGAGCTCTTGAAATCCTATAGATAACAAGGGCATCCTCCATCATTGCTAACTGATTTGCAGTCTTCAATGCTTTGTGAAGATATCCGATTACAACATTTCTACTGTAATCTAATAGTCCACTGGTAGTGTATGTAACTGCCTCAGGGGCAATTCTTACAACATTACCATCTGTTGATGAAGACTTATCGAATCCTTTATCATTAAACATGTAAAATTCTTCGATCTTTGAAACCCTTTCGACTTTAGTCTTAGGGTCTTTTTCCTTCTCAACATTCCTGACCTTCTTAATTTTAAGTGGGTCAACATTTCTTAAGTCGACAACACCTAACTTAGGTCTTTTGCTGTCTACGACCTTATGGAAGTAAATTCTTCCATCAACATACCACTTTCTGAATATTTCATGAGAGTTCTGATTGAACTTCATTAAGGATAAGATGTGACCAAACTCGTCTTGCATCTTGTTCTTGATGCCGTCAGAGAGTTTAACATCTCTGAGATCGAGTGCTACAATCCTATCTGTAATATCAGATGTGATACACTCATTGACAATATCTTCTATTGCCGAATCACATTCAGGTACTAATGATGTCTCACGGTATCTACGAATGAGTTCTGCCTCATTCTTAATACCACCTTCCATATCAACATAGGCACCGTATGCGCCTCCTGATATGTACCCAGCCTGTTGTTGTATGACTGGAGTGCCATCATCGTCAACTGGAGGTACAAATGACTTTGCATTCTTTACCTCCGTTGCCCTTAACTCGTCTTTCTTACGAGTAATTTCGAACCCGAATAATTCCATAATATTATTTAGACCTCCGCGAGGAGGTAGTTTTCACTATTATTACTTGACTCTTTCCCAGTGAGAATATGTGAAATCAACAGTGTATTCCTCCAATGCATCTACAGTTTCGTAACTTAATTCGATCTGAGCAATGTTTTTCGGGAACATGTTGAAGAATTCATATCTCGCAAGGACTGCGTCGTCTTTTCCTAACTGTTCTACAAAAGCCCTAGACAATAGGTAGTCATTAGATGCCATACCTACACCTGAGTCTAGTTCTTGTATATCTTGTTGCCATGCCTCTAAGCCTGACCTTGCAGAAAACTCAGCATCATTGATTATGGTCACTGACCAATCTTCAAATGTTCTGTCTCCAGCAAGTTTAAGATTGTGTCCTCTAAAAGGAACGATAATCTCACCTAGGGTAGCAGCAGGTATTGCAGCAGCCTTACATAGGAACTCAATCCTATTTCCACTTCTAGGAATGAAGACTCTGAAACGGTTAGGTCTTGGGCCACCACCAATCAGTTGTGCTTTAAATTCGTCTATTGTTGCCATGTCTTACTCCTTAAACTGCTCCGTAGATTTCTTCAAACTCAACCCCTGACCTTGCAGCCACGAAGTTTAGTGTGATAAAGTTAATACTTCTAGCAGGTTTCACAAAGATAGAACATACAAATTCGTTTCTATCTATAACTGTATCAGTGTTGTTAGTTTCATCACATAATACTGTGAAGTCTGTTAGACCCCTTCTGTTCTTAACATCTCTTAAGAAAGGTTCTACGGCAGCTCTAAACTGTGCTCTTGTGAATGCATCGTTGAATTCGAAGAGTTGTGATTTAGCTGCAACCGCAATTGCTTTCTCTAAGACAATGAACAACCTTCTGACATTGATTCTATCGAATGCAGATGGTGTACTTAATGCAGTTTTATCTCCGAAAAGAACTGTTCCTTGGCCTGGGAATGTAACTATTGGATTAATTCTTGCTTGATACAAGTCATCTCTCGATGATTGCGATGGGTTAAATGCAAGTTTTGTTATTCCTAGATACTGACCTCTAGAGAATCCCGCTGGTGAATACCAAGGGTCTCGTAATAGGTCTGCTCTTGCCATGATACCTGATGTATGTCCGTTGCCTGGCACCCAACAGTATCTATCGTTATATCTGTCATATTGGTATACCCAACCTGAATCTAATACTGCATAAGAACTTGAAGTAACTGATGCATAATCTGCTACTACATTTGAACTTTGAGTTGATTCAGAAGCGACATTAACGACTGATGCTCTTCGAGGTGAAGCAATTACCATACAGTCTTTACGGTTTTCTGCGATTTGAATTAATTGATTAACAATCGTATTGTGATCTGTTAATAGGTCTCCGTTTGAAGTTCTAGTAGAACCTGTAATTAGGAAACTAACATCCATAGTTTCTGCATCACCGAAATTATCTACATATCCAGCATATTTAATTGCTGGTGTAGGTAATGCACCGTCAGCTCCATCTGCTAGAGATGATGCGATTGGTGCAGAAGGTCTACCGAATGCAGTAGAACCTGATAATGCATGTGTATGAGTGCTATTTACAGCTGGGTGAGTTGATGTACTGTGACCAGTCCACCAAATCCAATCTGATTGATTATTGATTTTAGTCTTGTAGTAGTTAGAAGCACCTTCTGAATTCTTTGAATCAGATGCACATGAAACAAACCCGTAAGTTTCTAGAACTTCGTGTTGTTTACCTGTGATAACTCCGTCTTCGTCTATAACTACGACATGAATCTCGTCTGCACTACCTGAAGCTGCTGTTGCAGATGCAGATGTGCCTGGAGCTTTATCAAATTGATTATAAAACTCCCAATATCTGTGAACTTGAGTTGCGTTGTCAACTGCGTTGACTAATCCAGTTCCAGCTGGTTGGTTTAGGGCTTCTACGGTTATTGTTCCTGTTGCGGTTGCTGTCACTCTATATTCTTGAGTGTCAGTTCCAAACCTGACGATATCTCTAACATTGAAACCTGTTTCTGCTGTAACACTAATAACTGTCTGACCAGCTGCTTCTGCAGCGTCTAGAGTAGTTATATTGTCATTGTAATATGCATCGGAAGATGCACATACTGAAACTTTCAATGAGTTTCCAATTACGCCTGGATATTTTGCAGTCCATGCCCCAACGGTTCCCGCTGCACCACCATCTTCAAAACCTGTTTGATATGCATCAAGGTTTTTGATGGAAGCATCGGAGTCTCCTCCTGCGTTTGCGTTATAGGCAGTTGCACTTGCAACACGAACAACTTTTAATGATGAACCATATCTTAAGAAAGCCTCTGCTGAATAGAAATCCTCTGCACCTGCGTCTGTGTCTGCTGGTGTAAAGAAATGGTCTACCAAACCTTTGCTATCTGAAACTGATACTACTTCATCAACAGGGCCCCATCTAAATGAACCCGCGAATCCTCCAATAGTAGAAGATACTGCAGGCACAACATTTGTCAAGTCAACTTCTTTGACTTGTACGCCTGGTGATACTTGAAATGCCATATTTTTCTCCTGTTAATGTAAAAAGTTGTTTACTGTTTTATTTATAACTTTATAGTTTCTAAAGAACTACAATTTCATCTCATTACCCATGTCTTTACTATACCAACGGTCTCCTTCGTCATCGACAAAGGTGGTTTCCTCGGGTTTAACATCTCCGAAGACCCCAGCTGGTAAGACATCGTCTTCTATCATCTTTTGTTGTTCGGCATATAACAAGTCTTTAACCTGTCTGTCCGTAAGGTGATAGAAATATTCAGTAGTGATGAACCAACTGAATAACACTAGATTCATAACCATATCGTCATGATATCCTCTGTCAGCTTGAAAGGAATTTCCTTTTGTGACAAAGGTCATCAATTCTGTTATAGTAGCACGATCTACAACTTTTAATCTATTTTCCTCTAATAATTCTTTGAGTGTGGAGCAACCAATTCTTTTAATTTTTTTGTTAACTGTGACACCGATATCTTCTGCTTTCAATTGTCCTTGGACAAACACATTTGGATATTCAATATCATAGTGTAACTGAGTTGCTACCATTCCACCCTCAGCATTGTTTTCAATTATAACTAATGCATCATTATAATTTCGTACATACTTATTTATAATATCAGGAAACAGCATGGGACTTATCATACTATCCCTATATGTTGCAACCTGTTCAAAAGGACTTGTAGATACATCGATGACGGTAAATGTGGAGAAGTCCATACCTCTCCCTTTTGCAACATCAACCGTACAGACATACTCATGTCCTTCTATTGGTCTTTTATATATGTTTACGCTATCCCTGTTCCATTCAGGGTCATATGCCATCATACCTAACAAGGTATCTGAGTTGATTAGGGTGTTTCCTGTTCCTAAGAATGAGTTACCATACTCTTGTTCAAACTGTGCCTCTGAGGTGTTTGCAATGGTCTCTTTCTTCCATTCTTCATCACGGCCCGGCACATCGTACCAGTTTATGATAAAGTGTTTATATTCTGATTGTTCGTGTACTGCAGACTCGTATATTCTATGAAACATATTACCTACACCGTTTGCAGTAGATGTAATGATAACCTTCGAGTCTTTACCTGATGTGATAACGGGATATGTTGCAGTATAGAATGTATCTGCATCATCAACGAATGCAAACTCATCGAGGTATAGTAAGTTAATTGACATACCACGAATCGAACTTGAAGATGTTGCAGCTGCAACCACCTTCGAATCGTTTGCAAATTCTATCGAACCCTTGTTTAGAATCTTAACGCCTGGCTGTAAAAAGAAGGGTACAGACTCTAACATGGTTACGAGTCTCGCGATCATTTCCCTTGCAATTGCACCTTTGTTTGCAAGTACCGCGACTGTTACTTCGGGATGAAACAATAGGAACCATAATAGATATGCACATGATGTGATTGATTTACCTGACTGTCTTGATGCAAGAACTACATTAAATCTATTTGAGTTATAATGTTCTATAAGTTTATCTTGATACCCACGCAGTTTAAATGGAACCATACCTTCATCTAGAGATATGATCTGAGTATATTGTTCAATAAAATGACAAGGGTCTTTAGAACACTTTAAGTATTCTTCTAACTCTTCTTTGGTATACTGGGTCTCGACACCTGCTCTCTTGATGAGGGTGTTTCCTAAGTATCCTTCATTTACTGGTTTAACCAAGTCGTAACCTCTCTTTAAAGGCCCTGTCGTGAGTTCTAACAAAGTCTACCATTCCATCCATAGGTTCACCTTCTAACGGCACTAGAGAGGACTCTACGACCCCTTTAGGTGTGTCCCGTAGGTTCTTAGGTCTTGGGAATATTTGATAATCATGATGTAAACCTACCAGTTCTGCCTTATCCATCATAGGTTTTAACATTGATTGATCTAGATTATGCAGATAGATATCTGCTACTGGCCAATCATGCATTTTAAAAAAGTTGTTGTGTATAATATTCCAGTGAGGGTACATACCTTGAGAGTATACAGCTGCTTGTGTATTAGATTCTATTCCAATACATTCTTTTGCACCATGGTATTCTGCAAGGTGAAGTAATACTCCTAGACCACTTCCTAGGTCACAAACTACTTTGTCTTTAACCTTATCTTTAATTATAGTTTCATATGCATTATAGGTATGGATATCATCAACATCCGTCCAATAATGTTCATTGTGTCGGGTGATCTGTGCTAACGAGATCATCCACAACGGGTCATCCGTTGTTAAATCGTTTGGTATCGGGGCAAATTTTGGGTTTTCAATCGTCTCGAACATCTTTCTTAGACTCCTTCTTTAAGAACTTTTGCAACTCACTTGTTGAACCTACATAAAGGTGATTGTGTTGCGTTCTTACGGAACTATCTTCTTTCTCTAGGTCTTTTAATTTTTTCTGTATATCTATTAACTTCTCTGCAGTCTCAGATACAGTCTTTATAAGTTGTCCAGCAACTTCATATGCCCTAGGGTGTTCTGTCTCTTTGGATAGTTCTAGTATGCCGTCTATTGCATCCTGACCGCGTTCTACGAGGTCATAGAGGTTCTCACGGGCATACTTGTAGTCTGTTTCAATATTCTTCTCCCTTGTCGGAAGTTTGACTAACTTGGTTTCTTGTTTGATATCAGAACCGATATCAAGAAGATTATCTAATTTTTCGTCTATTTCTTTTGCCATAATTAACTATCACCAGCCGTATCCTCACTATATGTAGAGGGAGCTCCGTCATCATAAAAAGTCACCGTTTCAGCAACCACAAATGTATCACTTGGGTCAACTGAACCAACAAACTTAAGTGTAGTACCAGCATCGATAGTAATATTACCACTCAATACTATTGATAGTTTATCACTTGCAACACTACTAACTGTAGGATTGGTTGATAAATTTGTACCAAACACTTCATCGTTTGCACTTATCTTACTATTTATTGCACTTGGAAAGGACACTGTTGAACTGTTCGATACTGCATTAGCAACTTCACCGAATGCTGGTTCGTAGTGTTTCACTTCTTTGACCAGTCCTGAGTTTTGTATCTCAGTTGAAGTAAATCCAGCTTGAACATTATCATTAATGTAATCTCTTTCGATAACATTCTTAATAACCTCACCTGTATAAACTGGGCCGAAGAAGTATGTCTTCATAGTAAATTCTAGTGTATATTCGATAACTCGTCTTTCTTCGAATGCACCTTCATACATATCTTCCATATTGGTAGATGTTAATATGACTGGTACATCTCTTACTTCACTCATTGCATCTACCATTTTCATTGCAACGGTATACTCAGGTTGGAAGTAAGGAAGTATTTGTTCTAAAATCTGTATACCATCTATAACATTCTTTGCAAGTATTGACATTGAAAAGTTAATGTTATATGGAGCTGGTTGATACTGGAATCCTCTCTTTCCTGTATCTGCAGTTTCTACTGTTGTCTTAGTAGTTCTGATTAATTTGTTTTGTTGTCTTGTAGGGTCGTATTCTAATCCAGTCATTTCAAATGCAATACGAGGTAAAGAGATCGAGGTAACACTACCATCCCTTGCCTTTGCATCGTCTTGTAACCTTAAGAGAAACTTTTGTTTAGGCCCATAACTTATGGGTACTTTTTGTGATGTGAGTACAGTCCCATCAGCTTTAGTTTTCTTGATGTCAATATTATTGAACAATGTACCAAAGACTGATATTGATCTCTTGATTGTTTCGTTATAGAAATAAGTTCCGAACATTATGAGTTGTCCTCAATATACTGTTTCAAGTCTGCAACTGTATGTAATGTTTCTGCATCATCATCAGGAACTTCTATATCAAATTCTTTTTCAATCTCCATGACCAATTCAACAATATTTAATGAGTCTGCACCTAAATCTTTTACAAAATTAGATTCATCTTTTACTGCGTCTTGGTCACAACCAATCGTTTCTGCTATTATTTTTTCTATCATTTTATGGTTCACCGAATGGATTAACTTCACTAAAGTCTAGATATGAACTATCCTTATCTTCAAATTCTTTATTCTGAGCAGAAGCTAGATTATGGAATGATTGAACATCCACGATACTTCCAATAGCTCTTGCAGTTGTAGATGATGCACCTGTTAGTGTATCTCCAACTTGTAGTGTCTTAGTGTTATCCTTAATTGTAAGTTTGTTTGCATTTGGTTGCCATAGTACAACCTCTCCAACTGTATGTGTAACTGAATCAATTACAGTAGTTAAATTCTCTCCATGAGTATAGTTTCCAGTACCAGTCATGGTCAATTCGATTGTGTAAGCTTGATCTGCTTCTACCAAGTCTGCACTTGTACCAGTATCGAAATCTTCTCCTGAGTATTCGAACAATGAACATCTCATCTTGAATACAAACATCTTTCCTAACTGGAAGAATGGGTCTTGGTCTTCTACGAATCTGATTTCAAATAATGAACCTGTAAGTGGGAAGTAAATTAAATCCCCTTCGTTAGGTCTTAGTGATACTGCAAGGTTAGAATCTAGGGAAATGAATCTCTCCCATGTTCTTAAAGATATAATGAATGTTGCTTCCTCTTGTATCTGTACACCGAACTTAGAAACAAGGTCTCCGTCTCCTTCGAACCCTTCTGTATTTTCGAGATACATTTCAACCGAATAGGCGTCACCGAATGTGGATTGTACATCCTCAGTAAATATAGTATCCTCTTCTACAATCGTTCTAGGTAGATATAAGAGATCGTGTCCGTAGAATCGTAATGATTCAACGACTAAGTCCTCATAGAGGTGCTGTTCTGTTTTTACAGCATGATTAAAGTAAACATTCGTAGGCATTCAATTACCCCATTATATCCATGACGGGAAGTTCGTAGTTTAACCTACTCTCTTCTTCCAGCTTTGTTATCTCCTCTTGTGCTTGTGCTTTCATTTCTGATGCATTCATAGTCACACCGCCTGGCAATGCAATTCCCTCAAACTTCGATAAATTCTCTGACCACTGGTGTTTCACTAATGCAGTTGTATATCTTTTTAACCACATGTCGTTGTATATATCTGTGAAATCAGTTGGGTCTATTTTTCTATGACATTCTATTATGATAAATTCACCAGCGTTCAGTGATTCCATATCTCCATCGAGGTATAGTCTGTTCATATGTTGTTTGTATCTAACTGGAACTTGACCAACTAAAATATTATCCATCATTGTGATGTGTTGTTGTACCATTTCGTAGTACAGAATATTTGTAGCTGAAAGATCGTATAGATCGTTTAATCTTAATTGATATCTAAGATCAAACATGTTCATGTTATGTTTATCGGTGAACGGGAAAATTCTATTGACTGCCAATACAAACTCAGGTAAAACGATATAATTCTTTTGTTGTTTTACTTGTTGATCTGTATAGTCATGAGTACCAGCTGCAGACTCAGTAAAGGTCTCATCTGTTCTCATAGTTGCAATGTTATCAGAAGTTAACTGGTGTTTTAAGTAAACACGCATAGAACCGTCATAATGATACTCTTGGAAGTATTGCAATGCCTCATCAATTCTATCATCGAACTGGTCATCGTCTACATTAATTTCTAAGACTGGAGCTCCCAGTCTTCTTTTAACATATTCTTTTAATGATGCTTTTGAGTTTGGTTTTGCCATAATAGTAGTATTTCCTTTCGTATACTACTATTTATACCTTTTTTATTCTTGGAAGAAAGTTTTCTGCTGAAGTCTATCAAGTTTCTCATCTATCTTCTGAATAGAAGTCATAATCCTATTGAAGTCTGCCTCAATCTGTTCTCTTGTGGCATAGTCTTTTGCGATCTCTTCCCTAGTTTTATTGACGAGAATATCTAGTCTTTTTTGTTCAGATAGGACTGTACGAATCAAAAATCCTAGTGGGACTATGATTACAGTCATCACTAGATTCCAAATGATGTAAGGTGATATCGTTATTTCCATACGATTATTTATGGAAATTATCTCTTTACTTCGCCTTCTTCTATATCGAATTTGTTCCAGTTTTCATCTATAGGGATTGCTGTCTCTTGAGGTGACCCACCTAACCTCTCATTATTCATATTAAATGCAACACTGTATCTATCATTACCTGATGCATTGGGTTCAACCATATGTAGTAGACCACTAGGGAAACAAAGAAGTGTTCCTGAGATAGGTCTTATACAATGATTCTCCCTAAACCTAGATGATGCTGGGAAGTCACTTAATACTTTAGGGTCTGTATTGATTGCAACGAAATCTCCTTCGTCACCTTCTGCATTAATGTATAATGCACCACTCCACCAACATCCATTGTGACCGTGTGGTTTATTCCATGCACCTCTATCATTTATATTTGCCCAACAATTACCCATTCTAACTTGGAATTTTGATGTACACACTCCACTAAAAGGAAGTATCTCTTGGTTGAATTTCTCTTTAATGACTCTCATCATTTTTACCCATGCAGGCCTAGATTCACAACCATCATTCGATTGCCAACCAGTATATGCATTAGAAATCTGTCTTCCCACTGGGTCTTTCATTCTCATTGCATCCATATCTGCTTTTAATTCATCCAAATATGTTTGAGTAACTAACCCTTCTTCCAACAAGTTATACTCGAAAAGTAATGTTGGAAATAATAATCTAACTGACATAATCTAATCTCTATCTATTTTCTTTGACTCCGAACCGTCCCAATTTAAATCTGTCAACTCTCGTTGTTTATCATTAAAGTCCATTTCCAGCTGTTCTTCTGATCTGTGCATTGGACATTCAGGTGGTGGGTTTACTTCTTCGGGTTTATCAAAGTATTTACTCTTTGGTTTCCAAATTTTAGCATTCCTATAACCACCGATGTTGATCTTCTCATTGGGTGTTCCATCTGCATCTACCAATTCCAAACTCCTTTGCCATTTTTGCATTGACTTCTCATGTGTTCCATGATTCTTATGCCAATCTGAGTGTTCTTGAAAAAAATATGTTGATGTCCATTCTTCCCTCTTAAATGGGAACACTTGTACCAGTGGAGTACCAGCTGGTATAACAAATGAATGGTTTACTTTAGGATAGAATATGATCTGTGCATTGTCCAAATTAACATTGAACTCATCAGTATCAATCACTCCTTGCCAACATGCAAAGTATTTATTCTGAAACAGGAAAGGGTCTAAAAATAAAACAGAATAGCCCGGCGGGGTTTTCATATTCCAGTAAGATGATATTTTAAATGCATCTTTAACTGGGCCATCTTCTCCCATATACTCTATAGAATCTTGCATTTGAGCAGACGGGTGTGATCTAGAATGTACTGGAATTTCTTCATCCGTAGTGAATCTTTCTCCACTAGGCCAGTTCCAATCTAATCCATTTCTAATTGGGATATCAACACTTGAAACAATATAATATCCCATTGTTAACCAGTCTTGCATTGAAGGACAAGACCTTATTGTTTGTGCAACACGACCACGATGGTCTACACGAATCTTTTGTTTCTTCCACCATTCAGGTTGCATAGATTTAGCTGCAACTGGTCTGAACATTTCAAACGATGGTTTATTATATGTTCTAAACTCAATTGTAGGCATATCTATCTTCCTTATTTAATAACTCGATCTCGTCTCCTCTAACGACAATTGATCTTCTATCTATATATCGTGCATCTTCTGATGGAGCTTCTGCACCATGTTGTATTCTTCCATCAAACATTAAGAGACGATTTGGTTTGAAATCAACGGAACCTATTTCGACATCATCCATTTGTTCTAAGATTCCACCTTCTCTATTTTCACTATAGAATCTTAACTTACCACCCCAGTGTGGATTCCAAAATCTATTTGTATAATAAAGAAAGGAAAGATTCCATTCATCATCTTTCTGACAATCTGCATGACATGTTCCATGTTGACCATGGGTTTGAGAGTTTGCACCAGCATATTGAAACCTTACCCATGCAAAACCAAAGTCTGTTTCTAGTTTTCTATTAAACCATCTAATTAAATAATTAGAATGTCCTGATGCACCATTTAGATATCCATCATTTTGGTTTTCACCTACTATAAAAGAACATCCCCATAAAGAATGATTAGGAAGTCCTCCTCGATTTGGGCCATGATATTCGACTTGATTAGTCTTTTGCCATGAACACATATCTAAATGTTTATTCATGGCTTTATGAAGTGAAGACTCTAGATAATCATCTATAACATAGACTGTATTACCCAAAGGCATGTCTTCGATGTAAAAAGGGGACTCAATGTGTTCGACATTGATCGAGTCGAATGAGGGCATGTTAACCTACTACAGACTGATCTCTACCAGTACCAATAGACGGAGGTGGTATTTGCATTATGTATTCATCTAAAGGTTTAAGTGTGTCTTCTCTAGTGATTTGAATCTCTCTGAATACACCCTCTGCAACATTTGCTACTGCATCTGAATATTCTAATGCTCTTCTAGCATTTGATCGATATGGATGTGCAGAACCTTCTCTTGCAGCCATCAATACTTCGATCATATCATCGAATCCATATTTCTCACATTGATGCATAACATTGTTTCTAACAACTTCTGCAATTCTCCCAACATACTGTTGGTTTAGACTGACACCACTAGGGGGTTCAGCATTTTCAATATATGCCTCGATGGCATCTTTATCGGTTTCAGTTAAGGGTTGCTTTTCCTGTTCGTCCATTTCTTTGCCGTCTTCAAATTTTTCAATTTTAAATTCGACATCATCGTATACAAGAACATCAAAGTCAAAACCTAAAGCAGGTCTATCGACATTTTCATGTCTCCATTCAAGTCCATTAGGTTTTCTTATAAAAAGATTACCCCATTGATCGTATATTAAACAATTCATAATATCTCCATTATAACATATTAGTTGCTTTTTGGCAACTTGTTTTTCATCTGTTTGTACAGTTCTAACATATTTATGGTGGAGTAATCCATGTCTTTTATCCATGGGCCTCCTCTTGTATAATGAACTGCATGGTGAGTCTTTAATAACTCACTATCATATCCTTCTGTTGCAATCTTATGGCCTGGGATTTCACTTATCTGATCTGTCCATTCAAACTGATGTAAGTATTGTCCACTTGCAGTATTCACAACTTCGGGTGTTAATTTTTTACAATCCTCATGACCATTGTTAAAGATCATCATACTTGACCAAAGTTTTTTAGGATATGATACATTCTTCTCACCATCCATTTTGGTTTCATCATGGTGATCGAATTGATACTGAACACAAGCAATTGCATGTTCAGGGTCTAAGAAATAGAATAAGGATGTAGGTGACCATTGCCATATGTAATCATCATCTATAAAGAAACTGAATCCTTCATAGTTTTCTAGATATGGAATGAGGAATCTACTGTAAGTAAACTCAGTAGATTGATTTGCATAAGGTCTAGTATACTCTGAAATTGCATTAATGTCAAGTTTCTTGACTTCTATCTTATAGTCATTAAAGAATTCATGTGATACACCACCACTCTTACATTTCTCTATCGAATGATGAATAGAAGCTTCTGCAACATCGTATACCTCACTATGTGATGAATCGTATCCAAGATATATGTTAACTGGTTTTTTCTTCGTTAACTTAGATACTTTTTTATTGAAATCAAAAACTTCATCTCTAAAATCAAGTCCAGCTGTAGATGATAGTGACCATTCTATTTTACCATCAACGAATATTGCAGATAGATTACCTTTGTTATTACCTAACTCACCCCACATATCCATCATCTCTTCGAATGTAAAAGGTTCTACTTCATCAAATACATTTTCAAAATCAGTAACTAAAACATATAGGTCATTGTCATCAAGGGTCTCCATTACTCTACATCTGATCGAGCCTGGATGAATAGTCAATCCAAATTCTGAGGCACTTGTACTTTTATGTGTATGTCCTTGGATAGGATGTCTCAATCCTTCTTTCTGAATGTTGTTTACTAACCAGTGTGCTTTTGCAGCGTGATAATAACATGAATTGAGAGCATTCTCTTCTAGGTCATTTAATTTATTACAATCAGGGTGGTCACTAACTGTAGATAACCATTGATACTCATCATCCTGATTCATGAAGTCCATTGAACCTCCACCGATAGGATGGTCAGGTCTTATTTTTTCTGTCCAACCATCTTGAACATATCTAAGATACTGTACAGAATTGTGATGTAACTGTCCAAATGTATGTAATGTTTTATCATTTATCCTTTCTTTTATATGTTCCCAATGAACCTTTTTTATAGGTGGTTGAGACTCAAAGGCATACTTCATCACTTGCCAACAATCAACACTTTTTTCACTCTCAGGTCTTGCAAAATCATATGAACCTGCTAATCGTATTGCTTCTTGACGATATCCTTGGGTAACAATACCCTGAGTATTAAAGGTGATTTTGCGTGCTTGTTCAAGGTTTTCTATGGTCTCTAACATAGAAATATTTAGGTGTTTAAATTAAGAGGAAATTGGAGTCGCAGGCCACTGTTGTGTAACCACACCATCCCATCTTGGTTCAGGAGTTTGTCCCTGTCTTGCATATGTAAACGGAGACCTATGGTCATAGTTGTTCTGAGTATTTGCAATAACCTGATAAGTAAATGGACTTCTATGGTCATAAGACTGCTGTGTTTCACCTTGTCTTGCATATGTGAATGGAGACTGGTGAATGTATGTCTGAGGTACTCGACCCTGAGTCATGTATGTAAACGGACTCTGTGTATCTCTAATATTTGGTTCCTGTGCAGCTGCAATATACGGTGATTGTCTGTCCTTAATCGCAGGTTGTTGTCCAGCTCTAATATTAGGTTCTTGTCCTACTGCAGTATATGGATACGGTTGTTGAGCAGATGCAATATACGGATAAGGTTGTTGTGCATTTGCTGGATAGGTAAATGGACTCTGAGCATTTGCTGGGTAAGTAAATGGATTCTGAGCATTATGCGTAAACGGTGACTGATAAGCAGCTGGATAAGTAAACGGATTCTGTGCATTATGAGTGAACGGATTCTGATAGTTTGCTGGGTATGTGAACGGGTTCTGTGCGTTATAAGTGAACGGATTCTGATAATTCGCAGGATATGTAAATGGATTCTGCGCGTTATAAGTAAACGGTTGTTGGGCACTAGCTGGATACGGTTGTTGAGCCATTACTTCTTCTCTCCGTTATGAACTAGAACACCATTAACAAAATAGTTTTCATTACCTTCTACCAAGACAATGTTGTAGGTAGTTTGTAGTTCTTCTTGTTTAGTTATACTTTCAACGATCACTCCATGTTCTCCGAAATAGAATAGTTCGTCACCCACTTCAAATTCACCCTCTGCACATTCAAAGTCTGCAATTCCAGCTTCAACTTCTACTTTCCATGCATCTTCGTTAATGTATCTCCAACCTCTTGCTGTAGATACTGGGTGACCACCTGATATTTCAATGTGGTTACCATTTGAAAGTTTAACATTATATAGTTGTATATCTTCTCTTGGTTCCATCATTGCACCAACTTCTCTAGATTCTAGTAAGTTAGTTTCAAAGTTAAATGATAATACAAAGTCTCCAGCTTGAACTTCACTGATAGGCATAAGTCTATTATCACCCATAAGAATAAGCATATCGGAACTGAAGCAACCACCACCACCGCCTGGTATAAACACTGGTGTTCTTGCTTGATAAGTGAACGGGTTTCTTGCACTTGCAATGAACGGTTGTCTTGTTGGTGCTTGATAAGTCGCAGGTTGTCTCGCAGATGCAATGAACGGTTGTCTCGCAGGTGCTTGATATGTTGCTGGTTGTCTTGCATTTGCAATAAATGGTTGTCTTGCTGGTGCTTGATATGTATTCGGTTGTCTTGCATTTGCAATAAAAGGTTGTCGAGCAGGAGCCTGATATGTAAAAGGTTGTCTTGCTGGTGCCTGATATGTAAATGGTGTTCTACCAGTTCTATTATATGTGAAAGGTGATTGACCTTGTCGTGCATATGTGAACGGTGACCTATGATCGTATGTAAACGGTGATCTTATTGAATATGTATTAGGTTGTCTACTATCGTATGTAAACGGTGACCTATGTTGATAGGTATTCGGTTGTCTTCCCTGTGCCTGATAAGTATAAGAAATCTGTCTTGATCTTTGGTTAGGTTCCTGACCATTTGCTTGATAAGGATAAGGAACAATGGTTTGTCTTATATTTGGTTCTTGAGCATTTGCAATGTAAGGATATGAAACAATAGTTTGTCTAATGTTTGGTTCCTGTCCAGTTGCAATGTAAGGGTAAGGAATTTGCGTTGCTTCTTGTCCTGATGCATCATTCCATCCATCGGGAGTCTTGATATAAATCTGATCTACTGCTTTCCAAGTTGTACTGCCTGTTTTTACCCAAGCACCTTGAGTTGCATTCCAACCCGAAGGGGTTTTAACCTTTTGGTTACCTGACGCCATTTAATTCCTCACTGACTCAATTAAGAGTATAAAATCCATAAATCACCAACCGCTCCATCACCACCTGTAGGTGCCGATGTCGATTGATATACATTCCTTGCTGTACCACCACTGTTTGATGCGTTTGTTATAGTCAATGCACCAGTGTTAACTGCACTTGGTGTGATTGTCAAGTTACCTGTTGAAGCACCTGTAAAGGAACCTGTACCAAATGTTACTGCATCTGCACTCTCGTCCCAACCAATGAATACATTGTCTGAACTTCCTCTTTCGATAACAAAACCAGCGTCATTTGCTGGTGAACCTGATGTTCCATTTCCTAGTTCTATCAATGCATCTGCAATTACAGAGTTTGTTGATGATACTGTAGTAGTTGTTCCGTTAACTGTTAAGTCACCTGAAAGTGTTAAGTTTGCAAATTGAACATTACTTGATGTTGCAACTGCTTGACCGATACTTACTTCACCTGAACTAATTCCAATACCAGTTCCAGCAGTTATATGAGTTCTTACTTCTGATGCACTTGGGCCTGTATATGTGATAACACCTGTAGAGTTATTGTATGCAAGTGAACCATCTCCACCTGAATCGGTTACTGATATAGCACCTCTTGCATCTGAGTCTGCATATGCAGCCGAACCAGCAAGTGTTAATGTACCCGCTGCATCATCATAAGTTGATGTGATATTTGAACCACCAACTATTAATGCATTAACTCTATCATCAATTCTTTCGTTTGTTAGATATAAGTTTGTTGAACCTTCTGTTAATGCATCGGTGTCTGCAAGAACTGTTCCACCTAATGAAGTAGAACTTCCAGCAATTGTGATTGCTGAATTTGCAAGTTTTGCGTTTGCAATTGAACCTGCTAACATTGCATTTGTAACACCACCAGCTTTGACTCGTAGTGAATCTGAACTTGTTTCTATTGAACTGTCATCTACATTTACTGCAAATGCACCACTTGATGCACTTAGTCCGTCTCCAGCTTGCATCGTTGCAAGGTCTGCGATTGCTTCTTTCTTAGATGAACCATCTCCAGCATCGATAATTGCAATACTATCTGTCGCAGGGTCTACCACTGCAGCTGTTAGTTCACTTAAATCTAATGCAAGTGATACCGCTCCAGTTGCACCACCACCTGAGAGACCGTCTCCAGCAGTAACACCTGTAATGTCACCAGCATATCCTAATGTGACTGTCTGTCCCATACCACTATGAGCAGAACAGTATGTGTATAATGTGTCGTTACTTTCTTGGTCAAATGCAACTTCTGTGTATGCACCCGCCGAGCCTGGTGTTCCGACTTTGTTGTATATTAGATAACCATCAGATATTTCTGCACCACTGTTGTGGGTTCCATCTGAGGTTTCTGAAAATCTTAATGGATGGTTTGCGTTTGAACTGTCTGATTGATCGAACCTATAAACTATGTTAGGCATCAATCTAACTGCAACACCACCTGATGTATTTCCATCCATTGCATATTTGTTACCACTATCACTGACTACTGTTACAGCGACTTTATGGTAAAATGGTGCAGTTGAGTTTGTTAATTCTTGTTCTACATTTAATGTGACTGTACCTGATGTACCACCACCACTTAAGTTTGTACCAGCAACAACTCCTTCGATGTCTCCTGTTTCTGCATCTCTTGTTACTGTTAATGTACCTGCTGAATCGTCATATGCTAATGAGATTCCCGAACCTGCGGTCATTAGAGTATTTACTTGATCGTCAATTGCTTCTTTAGCTGCAGTTCCGAAAGCTGCATTTGTTAAGTCACCTGAACTATCGATTACCTCAGTAGTACCTACCGTTAAACCGTTCTTGATTTTAAAATTCTGTGCAGCCACTAGAATGTTCCTCCATCTATTGTAGCATTATTAATTGTCTTTGCCGAGCCGGAATCTGCTAGATGGTTATTCACACGGGTTGTAGTAAAAAATGTATTAGACGAACCTTCTGTTATATCGTCTGAATCGACTGCCGTAAGAGCAGATGCTACAACTTTCCCACTTGAATTTATCACCTCACTAGAACCACTGTTAATTCCATACTCTACTCTGAAATTTTTTGTATCTGCCATGTTTCTCCGTGTCCTAAATTGAATTGTTTAGAATGTATAAGTTTATTTATGAGATCGAGGGCCGTACCCGAATGATAAAATAAAAGAAAATGGGGCCGAAGCCCCATTTAATTTGGTTTGAAGTTCTCTTACGCTTCTACCAGTGTACGGTCATACTTGATTGTAGTCGTAGTAGCCGAAGCTGGTGTACACCTAAGTCTAACATTGTCACCATTGATGTCTGCATCAAATGATGCAAGTGTCGCATCTTGCAATACTCCATATTGAGTTAATGATACTGTGGTTCCGTCATGAATCAACATAATTTCCGTTGAATGGAAATCTGTTCCTTTAGACATTGCAACGATGTATCTTGCAGCCCTAAAGCTTGCATGAGCAAAGGTATCAAGATTGAAAACATCGGTAGAGGATTTGCTTGTAGCATCCCTCTTTTTATGTTTATCTTGAGTTGCTTTACTTGTTTTGATTACATCATCCGTAGAATCATATTCAATATGACGAATGAGTTCTGCAAGTTTGAATGATTTACTTATAGCCATTACTCATCCTCCTATGAATGTCTAATTTGGAATGTATCTATCGTTGTATTTGTATTGGCTGGTGTTACGAGAAGTCTCATATTACCTGAGTCAATATCACTATCTAAAGTGAACAACGAACTGTTCGAAAACACATCACCGTATTGAACGAAATATGAATTTGAACCATTGTTGATTAATAAAACCTCTGCAGCGTGAGTGCCTGCAGAAGCATGAGTTGCACATATCACATACTTGATTGCTTTATTTGCAATCCCGTTAGATGAAAGCACTTGATCAGCCGTTGTAGCAGTTAATGCCGATGCCGTGTAGTATCCTTGTACCAAGTCTGCACTTGTATATGCAAGAACTTGTACGACATCACCACTTATCGCATTTGCAGCCAAAGTGATAGTTGTGGAGTTAGTGGTTGTATAGTCTGTTCCACCATCAATCAGTTTTACACCATTTAGATAAACTTGCTCTGAACCTGCTGTGTAGGATAAAGAGTTTGAGTCATCATCATTACCAGTAATAGCAGTTGTATTACCTGATATTGTGTATGTAAAACTTGATAGTCCTGTACCACCAACGGTTGAGAACGATAAAGTTCCCGAACCATTTGTGATTAGGGCTTGATTTGCTGAACCATCACTTGTAGGAAATGTGATTGCATCATTGATTGTTAGAGAAGCTGGGACTGAACCGACTTCCACAATTGCAGCCGACCCATCATTTTTCTCCGTGTAAACACGACCATGATAGGTATTAATTGCAATCTCGCCTAGGGCAAGATCACTGACTACGGGAAGATCGTTCTGAGTCGAACTTCGTTTGAATTTAATCTCTGTTGCCATCGGTATCTCCTCCTAAAGATGATTAATTAAAATGTACCACCATCTATAGCAGTGATTGTGACTGCACCACTTGAAACTGTGAAGTTTGCAGAAGCAAAACTTGCAATACCCTTATTAGAGTCAGTTGCATCTTCTCCAGCTATTGTGATACTTCCATCCGCATTAGTCACATCGATACCTTCACCAGCAGTTAGGGTTCCAGCTGCAAAGTCACCGTTAGTACCGTGACCAATTAACACCTGACCTGCTGTTGGAGCAGACCCGTCTACTGAGGTTATAGACCCTGAAAGAGCAAGACCAGTTGCTTCTAATCCACCGAACACAGCACTTAATGCTGTTCCTGAGAATGTTGAAGAACTATCTGTTGCAGCTCCTACAGCAATGAATTTACCAGTTGAATCATCGAAACCGAAGAAACCAACTTTGGCACCTGAACTGTTGTATTTAAATTTAATACCACGGTCTAGGTTATCATCTGAACTGTCATCACCGATTTCAAATACTGGGTCAGCAATAGAAACAGTAGTAGAGTTAACTGTAGTAGTTGTACCACTTACTGTTAAGTTACCAGCAATAGTCACATTATCGGGTAAACCGACTGTGATTGTATTACCTGAACCTGCTGTCTCAATTTCGTTAGTAGTACCAACGATTGAAAGGGTTTCTGAGTCTAAATCGATTGACAATGCACCACCTGTGTCACCTTGGAAATCAAGGTCTTGGGCAGTTACCTGTGTATCGACATAATCTTTAATTGCAGCTGAAGTTGCGATTGTTGTATCGTTGTCGTTAGACCCAATACCTTCTGACTCTATTACTAGAGTTGCAGCTGCAATCGAACCAATAACAACTGCACTTGCAGCTAGTTGGTCTGCACCAACCGCGTCATCTGCAATCATTGCTTGTTCTACTGCGTCATTTGCAATAGTTAATGCACCGTTAGATGCGAGAGTTGCGTCTCCTGAGATACTAACATTATCAAATGAATCCGAACCGTCATGGACAAGAACTTGTCCTGAACTTGGGCCAGAAATATTTGTATCTGTTGCACCAGCAAGAGTCGATGTTGTTGAAGTAAATGATAGGGTTCCACTTCCGTCTGTTGCTAAAACTTGGTTTGCACTTCCATCTGAGCCTGGCATTGTCCATGTTACATTTGAAGTCACCGCGTTTGGTGCTTTCAAAGCTACATAGTTTGAACCATTATCAGTGTCTTCCATAAGTTGTAATGAACCACCTGTAGAAGACCCGTTACCGATTTTAAAATCGGCAGGAGTTGCACTCGAACCAGCAAGTATATCAGTATAATACTTACCACCGATTGCGTGAATCAGGGCAGTAGAGTTATCTGAATCTACTGACTCGATATAAAGTTTTGCACCAGCACCCGAATTAGACCTATCCTGTACATATGCCAATTCCCCTTCTGCAAGATTACTAACAGATGGAGCCGACAGTCCTGTACTTCGTTTAATCTGAATTACTGTTGACATTTTGTATTCCTCCTAGGAATATTATATTTGTTTAATTAAAAGCTTTTATTCTCTTCACTGTCCGAGAAAGATACATCATTAATCAGTCCACTCACTATGTGGGTCGTGACTCACTGAATGTCACCTTGATTGGTATAAGTATTTATACGATTAGAATGTTCCGCCGTCTAAAACATTGGTGGTTTCCCACTTGTCTGTAGAAGCGTTGTATTGAAGAACCCCGTTGTCTGTTTCTGATGCGTTTACATCTGAGAGTTCATTGATTGACTTTGCAGAAATATCAGCTTGCACTGTAGTAGAGTTACCAATTGCAACCTGTTTTGCTCTGATTGAATTTCCTTGTAGAACTCTTGCCTTAATGTTTGCCATGATTACCTCGTTACGCCTGGTGTAAGTATTGCTTGTCCTTCAACAACTCGGGTTGTTTCTGATGACGAAGTCTTTGTGATATTTAGGTCATATACATATCTACCACTTTCTAAACCTGTAGTTTGAGTATCGTTTAGTGATAAAGTTACTTGTCCTTGACTTGCATTAATAGTTGTAGCAAATGTTGCACTGATTGAAGAAGAACCGTATGTTTTTCTCATTTGTGCAGCTGCAGTGTATCCATTAAGGTCTAAAACCTCACCAGCTGTATCTGTACAGTCTACAGTGATTGCATAGTCTGTTCCTTGATCGATGTATAAATTTGCTATGATTGCCATATTACTATTTATCCTTTTAAGAACTGTGCATTAGGCACTGCATCATGTATTTTTTCTGCAGTTCCACTATCATTCACATGAACAGTCTGTGCTTTTTTAACTGTACCACCATCGTTTACAAAGACACCTTTAACTTTTGCAAGAGGCCCGATGGGTCTTGTAGTTGAATAATTCACCTGATATGTGAAAGGTGATCTATGATCGTAAGTGTAAGTATAACCTTCCTGATATGTACTAGGTGATCTTGCATCTGCAATATAAGGTTGTTGTGCATTCACTGGATGTGGATAAGTGAATGGACTTTGTTTATCCCTAATTGTAGGTTGTTGTGCATCTGCAGTATAAGGATATGCTTGTTGTATATTACTAGGTTGTCTATAATCGTAAGTGAAAGGATTCCTTGCATTCCTCTCATTACTCTCCTGTGCATTTGCAATATAAGGATATGGTTGTTGTATATCTCTAATATTGGGTTGTTGTGCATTCACATCTGTCCTAGGATATGTAAACGGTGATCTATGATCGTAAGCAACCTGTCTAATATGTTGATAGATAGATGGTTGTTGTAAGGGTTGTCTATAAGGTTGTCTTGCATTACCAACATTAGACAATGAAATACTAGGTTGTCTATATGGACTTCGTGATGAAACAGGCTGTCTTGCTGGTTGATTGGTTACTGGCTGCCTGTAAGGAAAAGGTTCACCAATCTGTTGGTTCCATACAGTAGCATGGGTTTGACCTGTAACTGTAAATGGACTCTGTGAACTTACTGGTTGTTGTTTACTGGTCTGCACATTAGATGCATTTGCTTGAAACGCATATGTTTGTGGTGTTATATACGGCCCTTGAACTTGAGTAGATTGAGGTTGTCTAAAATTCAACCATGAATTCAACTCAGGTTCATAGTTGGAAAAGGGTTGTTGGTTAGAACCTATGTACGGCCCTTGAACACCAACTTGTCTATTACCAATATGAGGTTCTTGTATAGGAGTTCGAGCATCAACTGTATATGATGTTTGTCTATTTACATTTACATCATTGTAAGACTGTTGTTTAATAGTCGGTTGTTGTTTATTCGCTTGGAACTGATATGTACTAGGTGACTGATGTTGATATGTAAATGGCGATTGACCTTGTCTATTATATGTAAACGGACTTTGTACCTGATATATGGCTGGTTGTTGTCCATCTCTAATTGTTGGATGTTGATATGTAAATGGAGATCGACCTTGTCTAATATATGTAAACGGAGATCGATGATCGTAAATTACAGGTTGTCTAGCATTTTTCTGATCTTGATATGTAAAAGGTTGTCTGTTCTGATAAGTGAACGGACTCTGAGCATTTGCTGGATATGTTCCATCAATGTTCCTGATAACTGGTTGTTGAGCGTTTGCTGGTACTTGACCCTGATAGGGTTGTTGAAAAGTCGACCCTGTGTTTATATAAATTTCGTCAGCCATATCATACTACAAACCATAGGTGTCCAGTTGCAGTAGAACCGACACCACTAGGTGCAGAAGATACGATCTCATAATCTAGTTCAACTGAATCACTATTGATTTCTATCCCGTTGGAAGTGTTAACAGCAAATACCCCTGATGATGCGTTGTATGCAAGACCATCTCCACCTGAGACGGCATTTCTTGCATTAGTATCACTGTATTGAGAAGCTGCAGAAAAAGACATTGTATTCGCAGCATCATCGTAAGTAACAGTAATATTACTGTGAGTTCCAGCTGCGATCATTGCAGCCACAGTATCCTGTGCATCTTCGTTTGTATAAGTTGCAGCTGCATTTTGGTTTTCAAATTTACTACTTGATGTATTGTATACAAGTACCTGACCATTTGCTGGAGAGTCTAATGCAACATCACTCAATGCATTTATACTATGAGCACTAATAGAATTTGTTGTTCCTGAACTTCCTGATACATCACCTGTGACATTTCCTGTGACATCACCTGTTAAATTTCCTACTAATGCAGTAGAAGTTATTGAACTAAATCCTGTTCCAACTCCACCAGTAAATTGTGCAGTACCATCAGATACAATTGGGAATTGTACTTTCTTTCCAGCTACTCCTGAGATTAAATCATCTTCTGCAAAAGTTTTACCTGCCAGTTGTAAAGTATATCCTGACTCTAAGACTGTTGTTCTTGAGGTACTATCACCATTAAGAATAACACCATTGGAGTTAATATTGTAAATTGTGTTTTGAGCAGTTTCTGTAAACTGACCACCACCAGCACCACCGACACCACTTTGTGTACCAACTACTGAACCTGTAAAGGTGTAGATTGTAATAATGTCACCAGCAGATGCACCTGAGTTTAAAGTAATTGCACCATACTCACCATTACTTAATGACCCAAGGTTAAAATCGTTACCTTCTATAAGTAGAGCAGAATTTTTAAATACTTGGTATCTACCTGTTCTAATCCTTACAGTCTTACTGTCACTTTCGTGTGATGAGTTAAAAGTTGTCTGAGAACCAGTTGCAGTAAAAGTAAACGAGTCGAAATAGAAAGTCTTTGCTTCTAATTCGTTAATTGCATCGACTATATTTCCTTGATTTGAAATATTACCACTAAGGCCTGATAGTGTCCCTACATCCGCTGCAAGTCCATTATAATTACTTCTAAACTCTTCTAAAGTTTGATTTCTGTTTACTGTTCTAGCCATTGTTATTAATTAATTCCTTTAATAGTCCTTTGATCTCTGTTACTTCTTGTCTTAAACTATTTATCTCATCTCTCTGAGTTCTTAACATTTGTCTTCGCCTCATAGTGAGTCTATATTGTTCAACATCCGTATTAATAATTGCATGAGACTCTTCGTCTCTTATCAAATGTGTATGTCCTTCTACCTTAATACCCATTATGCTAATGCCATACATCTCAATGCAGATACCGCTGGTACTACACATGTATTGTTACCTTGTCCTACGATCTTAACAACGAATGCAGTGAATTCAGGTAAGTCTTCTGCAGTATATTCATACTCTTTGAAGTTTCTCTGATCTACTTCGATTGATTTATCAGGAGCTCCTGTTGTATTAAAGTATTCAAAACCGATATCATCTAAAGGTGTACTCTCGTCTGCTTTAATAATCTTAAACATATATTTAAGATCAGTGTTTGGTGGTCTAAAGTTATCTGCAATAACTTTCAGACTTGTAGCAGGTGTTTTAAGGTTTACCTTTCTTGTTACATAGACAAATGCATTGTTATCACCTTCGGGTTCCGTAGAGGCCGAATATGTGACTCCTGTAGGCACATCTGAACTACTATTGATGTTATTGACTCTGTTTGCAACTGCAATACATCCTATTGTACCCACATCGATAACTGGTGAAACAGTTGTACTTGTTGTGTACATTTGTAGTAGTAGTCTGAATGATCTAACACTTGACATTTCGTTTGTTTCATTTAACGGTGAAGCAACTATGCCTGGATTATCTAAGAATGAATTATCATTCATAGTGATAAAGTTATTCTGAGATCGTCTTACATATGAAGTATCACCTGTTGCAATGTGTCCCTCGGGAGCTTTCATTGCAGTTGATTCTGTACTACAAAGAATTCTTGCACCACCTCTTTGGATGTTTGGAATCATTGTATGTAGTGTGTCGTAGTAGTAGTTTCTATCTGCTTCTACATTATCAGCACCACCGATAGTTGATTCTAATGCAGTGTATCCTGATTTTAATTTGTTTGTTCCGATGTAACTTGATAGATCGACTGCAACATTATATGAGTCAATACCAATATCTGATACTGCACTATAACTTACAAACGATGCACCACCAATTGCATCTACTGGAAGACCTCCTAGAGTTTCTCCCACTGTTTTAACATTAACTGTTAAGTCATGAGTTGAAGTAAAGTTATCAAAAGTAACATCGTCTCCAGCTGCATGTCCTTGGCCTGGGTCTACGATTCTAACATCGGATACCGCTCCACTTGCAATGGTGATATCTACTTTTAGACCTGTTCCACTACCAGTTGTTGAATTCTGAGTTTGGTTACTGTATGTTCCGTCACTTGGTGAACCAGCAAGAGTTGGTGTATCAGTTTCTAATACTGAACCTATTCTATCACCCTTCACTCCTTTTATTTTACTGTTAGAACTTGTATCGTACAATCCATGTAAGTAACTTGAAACTTTAACTGTATTACTTGATGCAGTTGTTTGTATTGGATTCTTTGCAAGTTTAGATACTGGAAGGTCTTCGTTTTCGAAATACAGTCCAGCTGCTACAGAGTTATTAAATTCTGCGATCTTCATATTAAATTTAAGATCGTCTGTTTGTTCTGCAGTCCATGTTGATGCGTTCTGAGACATGAACAATGAACCAGCATATGGTTGTCCTGAAATTGTTTCACCTGTAATTAAATCAGGTTCACCCATTCTTGATATGAAACATTCGTAATCGTTTGAGTTTGAATAAACTACGAAACAGAATTCTTCATTATCATTTACGAATACTGGTGAATCAAAAGTAAATGTTGTCGCTGCAGAACCATCTTCTGATAGATTAACTGCATCAGGGTTTAGTGTTTTAACTGAGAAAGGTAAAACTGTTTGGCCTGGATATCCATTTACCATGTTTCTGATCTCTACTGAGACAGGCATGTGAGTTGATTTTGCTTGGAAGAACAAATCAATAGATGTTAACATCATACCACCACTTGCTTCACATAAGAATGATTGTGCAAGTGGGTCACCCCATCCAAATTCACCTTCAATATTTAAATCTAATCTCATGTTTCTAAAATCAGCTGTGCCTGGCACAAAGAAATTAGGAACTTCAATTGGAAGATCGGGTACTGGGAAGTCTATAACTACCGTTGGTGGGAATGTAGTAGAAATAATTGGGAATACTGGAGGGACAATTGGCCCTGTATTTCCTGTATTTGTATCAGGTACATCGATTGTTATTTCATCTACTGGTTCCTGAGTATCCTGTGGTATATCAGGTGCCTGAGTATCGACATTTGCAATATTTCTTCTCTCACCTGATCTAGATGTTTGTCTAGTTGCTGATTGTCTATCTGTAATTACTATACCATTTCTTGTAGATGTAATCTCAGTTTGTGAACTCTGTAATAATCCTTGAGCTTGATAGATACCAACTCCACGACTCGGTGGGTTAGATAGATTATAGAAAGATGAAGTTACAACTAAATCTCTTCTACCTGTTGGGAATCTTTGTGTATCACTATTAGGTAGTTCATAGAATCCTCTTAGTCTTCCGTTACCATCTGTTTTAAGTCCTGATGTTACTGTAGTTCCACCATCTTGAGAATAAGCTGTACTATGTGGTCTTACAAACTGATCTACTCTTATTCCATCAAAGAAGAAGAAGTGGTTAGTGCCTGGCTTTAAGTTTGTTGCATCGATCTCAACTGTTCTTGCTCTCATGAACGGTATGATTGATACTGATACTATTCTATCGTTTCTTGTTTCTGTAAAATCTTCTACTACAGAAGTTGTTACACCTGTTCTAGTTTGAATCTCAGGTGTCTCTGTAATATCTCTTGTAATTTCTGTTCCTGCTTGCCATGTACCACCTTGTAATGGGTCACCATTCCATGAACCACTTGAAGTTGATTCAACCTCTGTGGATACAGTAGAAGGTGTTCCTGACCAAGTTGTTTGCCATGAGTTCCATACAGTACCCATAGAGTTTCCTACTCCAGCAACAACTGCATCAAAGTTTCCTTCTCTGTTTATTCTGACATCAGGTAATCTATCTGAGTCATTCCAAATATCATTCTCAGGAGTTAATTTAACATTACCAATAAATGCAAAGACATGATATGGGTTAACATTGATATGTCTTGATGATTTATCTTGATTAACATATGATACATTTTGATAAGGTAATGTAATTAGATCACCAGTCTTTTGGTAATTAGATGATGCACTTGTATTCAATGCAATGTCAAAGAACTGAGTAAATGATTGAGGTCTTAACATACCCATTTGAGTATCAATTGCACATTTATAATCGGGATGGTTTACATCACCAATCTTATGGCCTCTAAAGTTATCTACTAAGAATCCTGACTTGAATCTATCAAATCCATCTGCATCTAAAACCTGTTGTGTTTGTGTATCTTTTTCTAATAATGAAAGAGATGTAATTCTTTCTAAGTTTGTAACCCTATTATTAATCTTACCGATATCTTTCATCGTATATCTACGATGGTCAAAACTTCTTACTCTAACATCACTAATCCTTTTAGTAAATGCTGGAACAAACAGTTCAAACAACTCGATTGCTTGATCGATAGCTTTTGGTTTTGTTGGTGTGATGGATGGGTTACCTTGAGATATATCAAATCTTCCATCACTTCTCAAGAATACTTTATCGATTCTTGAAGTATAGAATTCAATATCACCTGTTGTTGATAATGTAGGAACTGGGGTGTCTATTGCACCAGCACCTGTTCCTGAATATACTCTTGAAGTATAATCGAATGGGTCACCACTCAAACCACTTGAAATGTTTGCTGGACTTGTTGGGTCTGGCTGTGTAGTTGAGAAGTTTGTATCAGTATATAATTGTGCAACACTTGGTCTAAAGTCAAGTGAGTCTGATAATTCGAATTGACCATCAGGTTCTAATCCACCTAGGTCTACTTTGTTTGGTGAATAGACTGGAATATCTCCATAGTCTACTCCGTTATATGAGTTTACATCATAGAATTGTCCACCACTTGATGTGAAGTAATCGAACACTATGAGTATTGAATTGTTTGGTGTAGGTGCGCCTGGTTTTAATGTGATCTTACCATGGTCATAGAATCCATCTCTTTGACCATTGTCAAAGAAGTATCTATCAGTAATGTTATCACTACCCGCTGTTAATGTTCCTACTGTTGCAGTTGCATTTGTGGTTTGTCCTACTACACTCTCTCCGTCTGAGAAAGTAAACTGGTTCATGTAGTAGAAGTATGTTGCAGCTCCAGCGTTGTATTTAATGATTCTTGCTTTTGCACCTGATGTTTGTCCGATAATAACTTCTTCTGATTCGGGTAATCCTGATGCAATTGATAATATTGCACTAGGTGGAAGAGGTGTTGAACCACCAATCCCTTCAAAGATACCTCTGATTGCAAAAGTATCTGAAACCCCTAGAGATATTTCTTTGTTATTATAACATGTTCCGTATTTCGATGCACCCGCTACATATGCAGTGTCAACGATTGAACATCTTGATCTTCTTAGTGTCTTATTACTTTTTACTGGTGCAGATAATGTAACTGCATATGATACTATAAAGTCAACACCATCTGAAACTCCTGATACTGGGAATGTATATCTCTCAGTTGTTGCAGTAGGTGAACTTTTAACTGCACTGACTCCTGTTGGGTCAAACTCTTTACCGAGTACATCACCACCAGCTGAGTTACCATTCAAATCAAGTATTGAAATTTGGAAATTGTCTCTTGATAATTGTAAGAATGCTTCGTTATTGTCTGTATCTAATACAATGTTTCCACCACTTGAACGAATTACTTTTTGTTTCTTAACTGAACATTCATCGGGTGTATGTGTCTTAACATAGTCTCTTGGCCATGCAAAGATAGCTGCAGATTGATCTTGATCGTAAATCTTAACTCTTCTTCGAGTACAGTTTGCATTTGCCATGGTTCCAACACTTCCAGTTGCAACTGTTTGACATGCAATATTACTTGCAATGGTATTAATGACTTGTTCGTCACCATCACCGTCAATGATGATATCACCTTCTTTAAGTTCTGAGGTGAATCTTGTTCCGAAACCAGTTACAGCACCTGTTGCAGCGATGGATACTGACCCTGTTAATACGAAATCGTCATCTTCTATAATGTCTGCTGTAAAGTCAGCATGAGTTGCATCTGATCTTTCTTGACCAATACCTCTTGCTCTGTCGATGTTGTATGATCTAACTTCGTTTGCGATACCTCTGTAGTTTTCTCCTACAATTGTACATGCAAAGTCCCCATCACCTTCTGAGGTGACTGCATCACCGTGTACAAATATACCTACTACATCATGAACATATAATGCATTTGAGGCATTATCGTATGCAACGATACCTGTTGCACCTGATGTTCCACCAGTTACTTTATCTCCAGCAACAGCTGTACCTGTATGTGAACTGTATCCAATCTTCGTAAACATCTTGGTATCGAATAGATATAGATTTACTCCGTCTTCTGCATCTCCTGATACATCGTGTGCATCTACATATCTAATTCTTGTAAAACCAATATGATCGGTTGAACCTAGATTACCACCTGTTAATTTGGCAGCGAATAATTGACATACTCCAAATGGGTCAAGACCTTGTACTCCTGACTCGTTTCCAAATGAAGGGAATCCGAAAAGGTTTTCTGCTTTAACATAGTTACCTAATCTTGTTGGTGTTTTTGCACCTGTAATTGATGTTGTTGTTCTTGCTTTTGCAAATGGAAGGTTTGTTGTTCCAAGTTTATCTATCTCATACCCTTTTACATATGCCTTGCCCGGCGATATCTGCATGACGAATTTGGATTCGTCACCACCATTTGCTTTAGGATAGAAACCTCTGTTTGTTGAATCGTCTAAGTGTTCTCTTAAACTATGTGTAAATTGTTGAACTACGAAATCACCACTTGTATCGAATGTTCTTCTTGCAAGTGTGTTTTCTATTTCTGAATAAATTGGTCTATCATTTTTAATTTCAATTAGACCTTGATTAACTCTGAGTAACTCGATAAAGTTTGCTTCATCTGTTGCTGTTAATGTAATCTTATCGAAAGTTAATGTGAATTTAAATCTATCAGCACCAGCTGCGTTTTCGTTTGAAGTTCCCTGTGCATTATCATATAATGTACCGTCTTCTGCAGTTGATATAATTTCTTCTTTAACTATTAAACCAATTCTGTAAGAAGGTTTAGAACTATATTTTTCTAAGATTAAGTCTTGAGCTGCAACCTTACAAAAATATCCTCTGATGTATACGACACCTTCTGAAATATTTGCATAAGAGGAACGACCAATAGGATTTTCTGATGCATCTTCTACAGTAAAGTCATTATTACTTGTAGTATCTTCTGATACAACACCTGATGAGTTAAAACTACATAATACTAGAGTTTCTCCAGCTGTAAATGCAAACGACTGGCTTGAATCTGTTCCTTGTCTTTCGAATCTAACAAAGAGAGTAAGTTTATCTGTTGAAGTTTCTGCAGTTGAAGTTACAACCTTTGCAACAACACCTGATGTTTGTCCTACAATATGTTTACCGTGATACAAAGCTCTGTATGCTTCTACAGATGCATCACCACTTTCGTTAGGATTAGTCGACTTAACTTTGACATAGTAAACATCAAAGTCTGCATCAGACTGAGCACCTGTTACAATTGAACCTTCTTCAAAGAAATGGTCACCAAGTCTTTCTACTTGATTTTGTAAGATAGACTGTGTTTGAGTTAACTCTCTTGCTTGAAGTGGTCTCCCAGCACGATAAAGAACTTTTTGAAAGTTCTTATCTTCCGAGTAGTCATCGTAATAAGGTGATATATTTAAATCAGTTTTCTCTGCCATAGTTTACTCTTCTGTTAATTAAAGATGTAATCAATTACATCTGAATGATCAGCTTGATATCTTCAATCTGATCTGCAGCCCTAGTGACTGCTCCCCTGTTTTCAACATACATGATGTTACCACTGTACTTGACAATCTCAGGGAAAGATGCGTCCACACTTGAAACAGTTCCAATAGAGGTCGAACCTTTATAAACTGTATCAGAACCCGCAAAGTTTGCATATCCACCAGCATTATTTGCTTGAGGGATATGAGATACCACATTACCACTTATAGAAACAATTCTAGATACTGCAACACCAGCTCCGTCTGCATTTGCATCCATAATAGTATCATCAACTGACAATCCTGACACGGATGATAAAGTCATCTTATGGTAAGCTGCATAGTTAGTACCTGTTGCAACTGTAGTACCTGATGAGAATGGGTCTTGAATTAGACCAATTCTTCTAAAGTCATTGTCTGTTGGGAAATCACCTGAACCTTCTGCAAACTCAAGTCTTGAGTTTACCAACACAAAGTTTCCACCTAGTTCTTCAACTGGGTTTGCACCGTGTCCGTATTGTGGAGAGATGATTGGTGTTACTACTGCACTCGTTGACGGAGTACCGATTCCTGAGATACTATCTACTGCAATACTTGCTCTTTTGTATCCTGAACCATTTGTTGTAACTGTTACATGAGAAACGGCACCTGATGCATTGACATGAACTGTACATACACCACTTGAACCATCTCCATTAATTGCAACTGAGGTGTAGTTACCTTGAGTGTAACCAGCTCCAGCTGTGGAGACTTTAACATGGAGAATTCCACCATCTATAGCATTGTTCTCAACATCCCATTGTGATGTACCATCGTCTGAGGTTCCACCAAGTTCTGTTTGAGCACCAATAGTTTTGACGGGGATGAAATCTGTAGTAACAAATTTAATTGTATCGGCAGCTGATACAGTATACATGTACTTCCAAAGATATCCTCTTCCAGTTCCAGCACCAGTATCACTGGTTTCAACTAATGCAGTTGCACTGGTTCCTGATGGTTTAACAGTTGATGCAACAACTGAACCGTTGTCTGCTCTTCCTGTTCTTAAACACTTATAAACATGGTAGTCATCAGTTATGACATAAAAGTTTGAGTCATAAATGTTAGTGGCACTTGATGCTGATGAAGTATTACTTGCACTGATAGTGTGGTCAAACTCATCGTAATTAGTACCTGATGTCCAGTTTTTTCTTGAAATTGAATGAGTGACATCAGCAGAAGAAACTTTCTTCATTGCTACCATGTCTGAATATGCATCCATTTCTTCACCAACTGAATTTGCTGGTGTTGGGGGTGATGTGTCATCTGTCCAAGGGTATGATCTACCTATGAACATATAAGTTGAAGAAGCTGCTTCTCCAAAATCTTCTATGAATTGTTTCGCACTATGTGTTCGAAACTTTTCGGTTATAATTGCTGCCATTTTTCTAAATCTCCGTTATACTATAGATTATTTATATACTATTTATAAAGAACTCAATGTTGAATTCGTAATATTTGAGGATTTTATAACTGCGTTCCAAGTTATATTAGTCCTCTTGTTAAATTTCTCATCAAAGTCCTTAATTCTAAAGTTAGGTAGGAACGCATCCATATCTTCAAAACTTAATGTTCTATTTTTTGATGACTCTAATAATAAAGAACCGTGTCCGTCTTCTAACACCATTCTATCTTCATCACTATCATTTGCAATACTCTCGTCTAATAAGTAATATGCAATATCATAAGTGTTTTGGTTTACTATTTTATTTAGGTCACCAATCTTATTTCCAAATGGAACATATGAGCTTAAAGTATTACCCTGAGTTCTCTCGTCTACAATGCTTCCACCATCCTCAAGTGTTAGTCTATCACCATCCTCTGCAAGAATCTGAAAGTTTGCATTGTTTTGTACTCTCTCAGTACCAAGGTATTCGGTATTCTGTGCAACATATGAACCATCCTCTAAAGAAAGAGTATCTCCATCCTCTGTTACAAACCTTGCACCCATACCACTACCAGTGTCATTATAAATCCATGAATTTTCATATATTGGTTCATACTCTTCTCTCAAGAAATGTGTTTCATTATCGATAATGATCTTGAATCCATCTTCGAAAACGATTGCTTCTTCATCAAAAGGATGATATGACGGTATAACAATACCTGAGTCCGCTTGTCTGTATAATTCAGCTCTTCTTTCGTATGGACTATGAGATGGGTTGTTTACATTATCTATACTTAATGAGGTTGCTCTATTATCACCACTTGTTACATTGATTGCACCACCCATAAGTGTATGGTTATCACAATAGTAATATAATGTTGTTGGTGTCGAACCTGTAACTGTAATTACTGTACATTGGTTTAGATAAGATACACCTGTTGAATATTCTGTTCCACTTGCATGGGAACCATTATTTGTTGTTGAAAACTTAAATGGATGTGAAGCACTATGACCAAAGTAATATGTATGACCAGTTTGTAATTGTAATGTCTTTTGTCTTACACCGTTTATTACATAAACATTTCTGACCCCATTGTTTTCTACTGATACATCGTGACTGATATGTCTTGAATGTATTTCATTTCTCATAGGTGTATTGACTTTTGCTTCTGCCTTACTCTTTATTAGAATAAGGTTAACATGACCTTGTTGATGTTCTAAGTTTGCACTATAACCCGTCAAGTCTGTAGGCATGTAAGTCATTAGAGGTTCGATCACACTTGGGTCATCATAGTGTGGATATATCAATACCTCTTTTAGATATTCTGTAATTGCATTGACATCAGGTGATGATTCTAATAGTACATGTGAACCATCTTCTAGAACCATATTTGATTCGTCATCTCTAACATCGAGAGACAAGTAATTGGCTCTTGTTGCATTCTCTAAATCGATATGATGTGTTGGTACACCCTTAATAACGATTGTAGGTACAAAGGTAAATCTGTTTAATGCACTACCATCTTGGGCAGTTTCGACACCCATTGCATTTCTAGGTAATGTTAATTCACCTGTAAGTGGGTCTTCTACTAATACTTCATCGAATGGGTTTACAGTTTCTTTAACTGCAACCTCACCAAAGAAGATATGACCTGATGGGTGAACTAAGTCCTTGACAATTGCTCTATATTTGTTTATACTCTCACCAACTTTAATAATGTAAGAGTGTGTCTGATAGAATAAACCATCATGAATATTAGATGCAGATTCATCTAGTGTTGAATTATTTGTAACTAACTGTCTTTGAATAATTCCTTCTGCACCAAGCTGTCCTCTTGCTTGGAAAGGATTGAAACTTAAACATTTAAATGTATCGTTGTTATTAAACCCGACTACTTCGTTGTCAAGGAAATGACCATCTAAATCTGTAAAGGTTAATACATGTTGGTTTGCATTATAAGATACAACTTTACCTGTTGCCCCTGTTATTTTTCCTGTAACTATTAGGTTACCTGTAAGAGAAGCCGATGGAGAAGTTATCAACATCTTATAATGTGATGTTGAATCCATTACTTGATTCTCTCTAAAGTTATATCCTTGTTCTTGAATGTTAAGTGAACCTACTCCTCCGATCTCTGTTGAGAATGGAATAAGTTTTGCACCAGTACCACTTGATACTTTGATTTGTTTTGCAGTCTTAGCTGTACCTGATGTACCACCAGTTATTAATTCTCCTGCTGAAGTGAATTGTCCTGTATCAGTGTGTAGTCTCTTAACTACTAATCTATCTTTATCTGTTTCTATTCTTACGACTGTTGCAGTTGCATTTGATGTACCACCTGTTACAACCTCGTTAACTTGATATCCTGATAAGTCTGCTGGGTCTAAGTAAATGTAACCGCCTGGGAAACATTGAGGTAGTGTTGTATAACCTGTGCCTGTCGATGTAACCGTAACACTTCTAATATGTGATTCGGTTGTATGGAGTTGTATCTTATCTCCATCTTCTAATATGATGTTATTAAAATCTGTGTATATTTCTATAACTGCACCAGCAGATTGTCCACTGGTAAATGTAACTCGATCATTTTTAAATGTATAATCTGTATAAGGTGTTTTCTCAACACCATCAACGAAAACCGTTACTGAATTATCGTTGAATAAAATAAGTTGACCATTATCGTCTGTACCGTTGAATAGAGTTTGTCCTGCTGTTGCAGTAATTTGAAATTGACCCCATTCAGTTCTGTTCTCTGCAATTACAACATCTTCGATTGCACCGATAACAGCTTCAGCAGCGTTACCATCTGCATTAGAGTTATCAAAGACAATGATATCTCCACCGTTGTAACCTGTTCCTCCAGCTTCAATGTATACCTTCTCGACACCACCTCTTCGTAATCCATCGATTACACCTTTTGCTTTTACTACATCTCTTCCTGCTTTACCGTCTGTAAAAATAAGTGGGTCATTAAGTGAATACATCGAACCGAAACTTTGATGTTCATTTAATATACCTCCAGCAAGAGAGTCATTAAAGTAACCTACATTCTCGGCAGTGGCTGATGCATTTGCAACTAAGGTTGCAGTTACATCATCTGTAATTGTTGCAATTTCAGAAGTATATGTTGTGGTTGATACTTTATACTTAATCGTATCACCAACTTTTAGTTCAGATAAGAACTTAGAACTTGCACCTATTAAAGACTTAGTTCCATTTGCAGTTGTAATATTACCTGATAGTTGTGGACTCTCTAATAGTAGAGTATCACCATCTTCTTGGGCAACATAAATAGATGAACGAGTATTATCAAGACCTGATAGAATACCCTTTGCACGACCAGTAACCTTTGTTACTCCGTCTCTATCTACAAATGTACATGGATACTCATCCTCAAAAGTACCAAAGTGATTATCTGTAACCTCTACTGAATACTCTGCTCTCTCGGTATTAATGATATATACATTTTCTACTATAGATTCGGCTAGAATTGTAATACCATCTGCACCATACTGAACAACCTTATCTGTTGCACTTGGTATAGTGTTAAGATCATCCATAACGACAGCAATCCTTCTTTGATGATTGTGTCCTGATTCTGAAATCTGAATTGTTTCGTCTATGAGATATCTAATCTCTGCGTCTTGACCATATAATAGTCTAAGTAAGAATTCTACTGATTCTTTTGTGCCTTTCTTTTGATAAAGGTCACTAATGTTCTTGATCGTTAATCTTGCATCTTTTGTGTCATCCAAGTCTAACGAGGGTATGAAATCTTTTTGGAAGTAGTCTAGAAACTCTTCCGTTGTATTATCAATATCAGAATAATCTAATAGTTGATTACTTGCAAGGACTGTATTTTGTTTGAAGGATTTAACTTTTGCTTCGTTATTACCTTGCCTTGTTTCTACGGTCTCTCCCTTATCGAAACCTGTTCCATGAATAGTCTCAGTATAAAAAGTAGTTCCGTTGATTATATTAATCTTTGCAACGGTCTTTGTTTTCTTACCGACAATATAATCACCAACTTTAAACGGGTCAACCGTTAAGTTTTGTGTATCATATTTCTCATTCAGTAACTTAGAGGTTTCTGCATCGGGTGATGCACCGCTAGTAGCAGTTTCAGCTAGAATGTTTCCTTGTCCGTCTTCTAATTGAAACGGGTCAGAATCCCCTAGAGACTCAAGTGTTAAAACTTCAGCCTCTAGGAATTCATAATATGCTTTTAGAAATTGCTCAAATACTGGTGCTTCGTCCTGAACAAAATCAGGAAGAAGTGATGATATCCTATCTGATATCCTGTCAACATTAAGAGCATTCTTAGACATATATTATTAGGCTATTGTACCACCAATATTTGAAATCACATTCCAACCACCATTTGCGTTACCTAACCAAATCAAGATGCAGCTATCGCCTTTATCTGTGAAAGTGATTGTGGTTCCGTTGTTGAGAGTTGATGGTGTTATTACAACATCATAACTTCCAGCTGGGTCTGTTGCGATCACAACTATTTTTAGTTCTCCGACATCACTTGAGTCAGATAGTGTTAGAGCCATGTTTGCACTGATTGAATCAGCATCAACTACTACAACACCACCGTCATTGATTGAACCTGAAGCACTAACTGCATTCAAGTCATTAATCGCCAAATGAGTTGGGATGTTTTCAAAAAGACTCGAAATTGCAAGTCTTTTGTTTACTGGAGTTCCACTGGGGTCATCTACAACATGTAATATGTCTGTACCTGAAACCTCGGAACCATTCATTACCGTCAACGCGGTTATTTTTTTATCTGCCATTCTATTTTCCTCCTATAATCCAATTGAATGGGAAACTACTCGGGGGACTCCCGACCACTTTATTCATTTATTAATATGAACTGGTTGAGGTTGTTTCGAACCCTATACCAGCACTTGATTCACCACTTGCGATGGTGTCTACTTGTCCAGTGACACTAATGTCATCACTAGAGATATCAATTAAGTTACCTCTTTCTGCAACGACATCATTTCCCGAAGGAATCACTGTAAAGTCAATCGATGTATCAGTATTAACCGTTGAGGTTAAAATGAAGGCATTGATTGTTACTAATCCAGTGGCATAGTTAACTATACCAGCTGCATTGTCCTTGTAGACCCGAGTTGCTCCTGATAGATAATACCTTCGAACATTACCAGCACCGTCATCGTCAAAGTAATAGGTATTAACAGAGTCACCTCCGATCTTAAATCCTGTTGTTGTGATAATCCCACCACTCATAGCATTGTGTCCTGAATGAGGATTGTATAGTGGGTTACCCATAGAAACTGTATATCCTTTTGGAGTAGTAGATACAGTTCCTTTTAATTTCTTTTTAAGTCTTATGTTTGTTGTATTAGATAAGATTGATGTATCAGATGCATCAATTGTCTTTAATAGATTTGAATGTCTAAAGATTGCATCGAATCCATTCAGTTCATCAGTATCAAACTGATTGATTGTTCCTTTAACCAATGTTGCCAACTCTCCCGCTGTCAATGTTGTTAGATTTGGATTGTATTTGAATGTAGTAGAAATTAGAATCTTGATTATGTCTGCATCTACTATCTCAGGTCTAACTGTTAACATATTTAGTTTGTTTAGATTAGTCTTAACTAATGACTTTTCTGTATCAGAAAGATAATCTGCATTGTTTGGTTTCAATGCAATGAATACTTTACCATATGCAGGCGGGTCGTTATCTTCACCACCCCATACTGCAACTGCATCTGCATTCGGATAGTATTCTTGTACTTTTGCTTTGTAGTCGTTTAGTGTTACGAGTCTGTTCTGTGATGTATAGAACTTTGTTGCTTTGAACTTGATCGACTCTATCGATTCTTTCTCTGCACCACCAGTTGCTTTTTGTGAAACAACGATTGATGAGTCTGAATAACCATTAATTGCAGTTGTCTGTTGGAATCTATTGGCTCCATCTGCATGAATATCTTCAACGATGATATAATCAACTGTAATAATATCACCATCTAATAGTTTAGTACCTAATGTACCGTCACCAAAATATATCTCAATGAATCCTTCTTCGTTTTCTTGAGTATAGTATACCTTCGATGTTGTTGTGATATTAGAAATATCTGTAGATAAAGAATAGGTAGAAGATGTTCCACCTGAGTTAACAGTAACAGTCATTCTTAATTTATCTACTCTTGAATTTGATAATACAAACTTTGAGTTTGCAATTTGTGAATCAAACACATACTGATCTTGAGCAAAAGTTCCTTGCACTAATTCAATATCGTTATATGTGAATGTTGTGTTGTCGATACTTGGTGTATAAGTTTCTGAGGTTACAAATTCGTAGTTAGTACCTTCATAGGTAGTTGTAAAGATTGTACCTCTCGGCATAATCATTGAAGTTAGTTCAGGGATTATACCATCTGCACCTTTAACATTTCTTAATTGCATAGTTGCAGTTGCAGTAGAAGCTTTCTCTGATGAAGGAACAAATCCTAAATCCTTTGCACGACTTACAACATTCTTTCTGATCTGTGCAGAATCTAAAAACAACTCAGAAGCTGCAATGTTAGTGTTTACTGCACCAACATGTGATGCATATGCAAGAAGGTCTATCAATATTGATAAGGTTGCACCTTCAAAGTTATAATCTTTAAATATAGTTTGACCTTTCAGATAATTTTTAAGGTTATCTGATATGTTATCAAAATCTAAATCAGTGACATTTATTTGTGAACTTTTTACTGCCATTATCGTGTCCTATTAACTGTTAATTGAAGCTCTTGGTTTGTTAAACCATTCTTAATGTTATAGAAAATGATTACATCCAAACTATTGTCTCTTGTATCAAATTTACATCTTACATTTTCAACTCTAGGTTCAAAATTTTCTATTGCTTCTGCTATATGTTTCTTTGCCCGTCTAACCTTTCTGTCAGTATCTAATTCGAACAATAGACCTCTGATATTTCCACCTAAACTGGGTTTAAAAGGTCTCTCGTAGTAATTGGTCATTACTATATTTCTTACTGCTCTTCGAACTGCATCTGAGTCCGATTTAGTTGCAACATCTCCTGTAATAGGATGTGCAGTGAACAATAAATCCAAATCCTTATATGCATTTGGAGTTGCAACATTCTTTGACTTGGGTTTTACATAATCGACCATAATACTATTTATACATCCTAGTCAGGCTTCTTAGTCTTACCCGCCGAAGAACCTGAAGCAATTGTATGAGTATGAGATGAAAGTTTAGGTTTGTTACCTTTCTTAGTTTGTATCTCACCCTCTGCAACAATACCTTTGTCATTTGTTTGTTCTCCAGTCACATGAAGTGTTCCATCAATCGTTGTATTTGATATAATTTCTGTTGTGTTATTACCAGTGATTGTAATCTTACCTTCTGATAATACATCTGTTGTTCCTTTGAGGATATCTGCTTTTAGATTTCCTTCTGTAATCTCTGATGTAACATTTCCTTTCAACACTTTTAGATCGACATTACCTGTATCGATTGTAATATTTACATTACCGTGTCCTACTTGTAAGTCTGCATTTCCAGCGATATAAACTTTATCATCTTTCAGGATTGCAGTATAGTTGTTGTTTACTATTCTAGTAACTTCGGAACCATCTGCATGAATCTCATGGAATGTTCCTGATCTATGATGAATGTTAATTCTTTCTTTCTTCGGTGTGTCATCTATTTCTAATACATGACCTGACTCAGATTGAGTTACTTTATTATATGGATATACTGGTGCAGAATCTACATCAACAAAGTCTGATAGAATTTTTTGTGTTGCTGGGTGAACTATATCACCTTTTATTGTATGATCTAATACTGAACCTCTTGCAAGTGATGAGTAATCTGATTCATCAACATATAAAGGATAGTAAGGTAACATCTCCTCTGTAAGCTCTAACTCTTCTATAGTCGAACCTGTATTATCGTAATTTATTTTTAATTCTTTTGGAGTCTTTGGTGCAGTATCCATTGCAGTTGTAAGACCCCAACCTCTTCTTGAATCCTGAACTGGGTTCGGGCCATCGGGTGTGTCGTTATAATCTGCAACTGTTAATTTTCTCGGGTCATTAAATCCTTTATCTCCTGATCTAGTAATCAATGCATCTTCAACATCAATCTTATAACCATTTTGAGGTATACCCGCTGCACTCCCAAGAATGATTGGGTCTTGTTTTGCTTTATCTCTAAAGTATCCGAATACCGTAGACCCTTCTACGAGAGCATGACCTGTTCCTAATCCTGATAGAGCTGCAGAAGTTGTTGGAAGGATAACTTGACACCATGGTAGATCAGGTGTTGCAATTAAAAGTTTATCATCCGTATGTATCCCGTGTATACGCACGCGCACACGACCCACCTTTAATGGGTCTTGTCTGTCTTCAACTATTCCGTAAAAATATTCCATCATCCTCTACTATTGTGAAAGCTTCCTTTAGGTTCTTGTACTGCTGGAGGTGCCTCTTCTATTGGTGTTAATGTTTCTATCTTCTCTGCATAACTTTCTTTTACACATTCTAATGTAAGTATACCTTGTTTACTAGCTGGACTTGCTGACAATGATAAATCTGTTATAAGATATCTGTCATCATTTGCCTTATCGTATTTTGTACCCTCACCCATTGCCTCAGGTGTAGGAATACCAAACTTAATTATCATACCTACAGACAAGTCTGTCCTTAAAGGAATCTGTGCAGTGATTCTGTTTTGTCTCATGATCTCTCTTAATGCAATTCTTTGTAAAGTTCCACTATCATTTAATTTCTTAGGTTCAAATACTTCCTGTGCATCTAATGTCTCTGCATTATCAAAAGAATGTGATGTTGTATATCCTCTTGCAACCATTGACCCATACTCTTCGGTTGGATTAATGTCAACATCTATCTCATCAACTGTCGGCGATACGGTTCTATCAATGATCTCTCCAGCTGTTAAAACTTTTTCCATCTCATCTACCATTATCATAGGATGTCCTGAAACATGTTGTCCTTTCTTTATGGAATCTTGAAGAGAGTAAATGTTTTCTTCTTCTACTTTCTTAATTGGGTCATACACTTTGAGAGTAGATGCATATGCACCACCTGATGTTGCTTGAAGTGTGTTAAACATTTGAGGTTTCTTGTATAGAATAAGAGCAGTGTTTAATCCTGACTCTGCATTGATGTCTTCCTTGTCTGTATCTAGGGTTGTATTTCTAGGTGACATTGTAAATGCAATTGGAAACTCTGTACCCATCATTTTGTCTACACTCTGAAATCTGAATCCACCATTCATTGTTTGGTAGAAAAAGAAATCATTTTTAAATGCATGACTTTCTCCAGCTTGTGAATTAGTGATTAAGTAATCCATTAATTTTTCTATCGTCCAGTTAGGACATATAAATTGTTTATTATCAGGAGAAGTCTTTTCCCATGCATCAAACTCGTTCACTTTAAACTTACCTACATCTACTAATGCATTCTGTAATATTTGATCGTATCTGCCTCGAAGTGTTTGACTGAGTCTTTTCCTTCTTGCATAAAACATTCGTGGGTCACATATCTTAAGAACATATGATTGAGTCAACTCATCTATTCTATTGATATTTTCTATTGCATAGATTCTAAATGTTTTGTCTATCGAGAATTCCTTCTCGGCTTCTTCGTCAATACCTTCTTTCTGTCTGATAGATATACGGAGATATTCCTGTCCAGTCATCCTAAAGTTTTTAGGTAAGTTCAATCCATCTACCAAAGATATTTCACCAGTCAAGAATTTACTGAATATAGATTCATAGATTTTAAAATTAGATACTAAAGATTGTATATCTAAAGATTCCTGATACTGGTTGACTAGGGTGAATGATTCAATTTTGAATTCACCTGCTACATAGTTTGCACTCATGACTTCATTACTTTCTCAAACTGCTGTACCACTTTGTTGATAAGATTCGGTTTGATAATTTTAATTCTTCTTTTCTCTTCGTTTTTTTCATACTCATCTTCCCAAACACTCTTGGAAAGATATCCACTTATAAAGTTATTACTTCTTATATCACCCTTATAATAATATGCAACACCATCTCTTCTCTCTATAATTGATGACGGCGTAAATGAATGGAATGTAGGACTCGCTGGTGTGTATACAAAAGTTCCTGTTGTTGTTAATGCAGTATTGAATCCTGACTGAATGTCTATTCCTAATCTATTGTGAGTTGGGTCTACCTCGATTACAACAGCTGATGAGTTAGTTGCAGTTACAGTTTCCCCAAGGTGAAACTTCTTATTTGCATTTACGATATCAGTAGAGTTTTCTGCAACTAGATAGTGTCCTCTTAACTTGTGATCTATGTATGACTGAAAAGACTGTTGATCTTTCCACCAATCATAATAGTTACTTAGATCATTCACCAAAAAGAAAGTCCAGTGTAGATCACCATTACCATATAGTTTAGTTGCAAGTACATCAGGACGATCACCTTCTTCTAATTCATGATAGGTGTAATCTATAATGGCGTCTCTTGCAGAAGAATCAACTGTTGCCTTACGGAAGAAGTCTTTGATAGTGATAATCTTACCACTATCCAACTTGTATTGCATCTCGGGAAAGTTTTTAAAATATTCTGTAGCCATTATCCATCACCTCCAAATATAGGGTCATCAAACCCTGAATTTGATTTATTATCTAGTATGCTTGGAGAACCACTTGGATTGTCAACACCTTCTCCACCTCTCCATTTTTCAGAAGAAACTTTAGCATTGTAAACCTCTTGAGATAATATTTTGATTTCTTTGAATGATAGCTTTAATGTGGTTGAACCTGCGTATTGTTCGTCATCTGATGCACCAAGTAAGTATTCTGAGTTACCACCGAATGTCTCAACATCCATTTGAGTACATACCATAGGAAGGAAAGCTTCTACATTCTTTACAATAGGGCCTTCAAGAAAAACATCAAAAACATTTGGATAGTTTAAGAAGTTTTCGTTAGGTGAATCAGCCTCTAACGCAAATGTATCAGGTAACATTGCAAGTCTAAAGATGTTAATAATTTGTGTTACCTCTTCTGCCTCTGCTTCACTCTTAGGCATGAATGTAAAATCAAAAGAATGTTCTCTGAATGTTAATCCTTTTAATGTTTGTTCTTGCATAGGGTTTGCAGCCATACCTGATTTGAGGTTTTGTATTCCAGCCGTCATTGCATTTGCACCTGACTGAAAGGCAGATTGTGCAAAACTCTTAACTTCGGATATGAGTCCATCCATTCCAGCACCTTCACTGATTACATTGTTTGCCCCTCTTGCAGCTTGTCCAAAATTCTCTTCTACATATTCTACTTGAGTAGATTGGGATATGTCTTCGGGTAAAGGTAATGCAATCGAATATGAATTCTTTGCCAACATGTTTCCACCCGTTCTTGCTTTTCTATTACGAGTCTCAAACACTATGAAGTTATCGAAATCACCGTCCAGTGGATACTGTAGATCGTTTACTCCCTCTGATGGTCTTCCTTTTGCAAGTTTAGTTTTGTTTGCAGCTGATAAGTTGTCTTGTAGAGACGCTCTTCTCTTCTCTAATTTTCGTCTACTCTCTTCTGCTTGTTCTTGAAGTTTATCAACCTCTTCCGTGTTAACACCACCTTTATATCCAATACTTTGTATTTTGGATTTGATACCCTTTACGGATTTGATAGCTTGGGAAGCTTGGTTGACTTTGTCTAATAATTTGTTGATACTTGGCATATAAATATTCCTAACAATAAGGTCTTTATAATCTATTTATGTCATACAGTGGTAAGTTTAAACCGAAGAATTACAAAAAATATAAGGGTGACCCTACAAAGATATATTATCGCTCTCTTTGGGAAAGGAGATTCATGGTATACTGCGACAACAACCCGAATATTTTGGAATGGGGTAGTGAAGAAATCATCATTCCTTACCGTTCACCCGTAGATAAGAAGGTACATCGTTACTTTCCTGACTTCTATATCAAATATCGTAATACTTTAGGTGAATTAAAGAGAGAAATCATCGAGGTTAAACCAAAATCTCAATGTTCCCCACCAAAACAGCCTAAACGAGTCACTAAGAAATACAAACAAAAGGTTCTGACCTATATAATCAACCAAGCAAAGTTTAAAGCTGCTGGTGAATACTGTGACGATAGAAAAATGGGTTTCAGGATACTAACAGAAGACCATTTAGTCCCCAAAAAGAGTAAAAAATGAGTAAATTATTTGTATTTGACTTGGACGGAGTTCTTATTGACTCTTTATCCAACATGGAACATGCATGGGCATCCGTTAGGGTGAAACATGAGATCGATGTTCCCTTCGAAAAGTATAAAGCCCTAATAGGGAAACCATTTCCTGATATGATGAGGGAATTAGGCCTCCATGATAGGCATTTAGAGATATTTGACACCTATAAAACCCATTCAAGGCGATGTTTAGACAAAATTGAGTTGTATGACGATGTCTATGATACCTTAACTGAACTAAAAAGTCAAGGACATAAGATTGCACTCTGTACATCTAAGTCTAGAGAGACCGTTGCACTACTAGAACACAAACTACCTGAATTTGATTACATCTCTTGTCCTAAACAAGGCCTAAGAGGTAAACCCAACCCCGATCAATTGTTATTTGTAATGGCATTCTGCAATGTCGACCCAATCGATACAGTCTATATTGGTGATATGGTGTACGATAAAGAAGCTGCAGAACGAGCTGGAGTACATTTTGAACATGCAACTTGGGGATATGGAGATATAGAATGCGAGCACTCTCTAAAGTCGATAACGAATCTGATCTAACTGTTGGTTTGATACCAGCAAGATGGAATTCAACGAGGTTTGAAGGTAAACCTCTTGTCGACATATCAGGTATACCTATGATTAAACGGGTATACGATAGAGCTTGCATGGCAGAATCTTTAGATACTGTTATAGTCCTTACAGACGATGAAAGGATATCATCTTATTGTTCTAAACAAGAAATTAGGTGCATTATCATTGAAGAAGATTGTGCAACTGGTACAGACCGTTGTGCAAAAGCTTTAGAATTACTAGATGGGAAAATCTTTGTTAACATTCAAGGGGATGAACCTCTAATAAATCCTGATGCTATAGATAAATTAGTTTCGAACTTTCCTATGTCTGCAATTGTAAATGCATATGTTAAGATAGATCAAGATTATAAGAGTATCGATAAGAATGTTGTAAAGGTTGCATTTGATAAACACCAACATGCAACACACTTCTCTAGATTACCTATCTCTGAATATCAACAAATGGGATTGTATGCTTTTACTAGAGACATGTTATCAATCTTTTCTACAATGCCAAGAGGTGAGTTTGAAGAAAGAGAAAATGTGGAAATGTTTAGGTATGTTGAGAATGGTTACAAGTTAAAAATGGTTGAAGTAGACGATGACGGGGTATCAGTAGATGTGCCAGCAGATGTTAAGTTGGTAGAATTAAAGCTAGGTGGCTATCATTAATTCAACTGAAATACCATTAGTGAAAAATTATTGGAGTAGAAATATGGAAGAACACTATCAGATAAATGGAATGCAAACA